AGCAGCCGGATCAGCAGCAGCAGCAGCAGCATAAGCATAAGCATCATAAGCAGCATAAGCAGCAGCAGCAGCAGCATCAGCAGCAGCAGCAGCAGCAGCAGCAGCAGCAGCAGCATCAGCAGCATCAGCAGCATCAGCAGCATCAGCAGCAGCAGCATCACGTCGTAGCTTTAGCCAGTCGATGACCTCGGTTGAGCCGTCGACGACCTTCTGGTAGGCATCAGCGACATCTTGAATCGACTTCCGAGTAGCCTCAGACTTCGCGTATTGCAAGACGCCACACTGAGGATCAGTCAGCAGCCAGATCGCGAACCGCGGCCATACCTTTGAGAGGTCAGCCCCTGGCTTGATCGCCTTCAGGAAGTTCTCGGGCCACATCTGCGCCAGGCCATTGTCCAGTGACTCGAAGATGGTATCCTCGAGCTCTGCGAGGATCCTCGGGATGCCGAGCTCCGTCTCGTAGGCCCCGTGATTCGACCCATGGATCGTGCAACCCACGGCGCAACCCTTGCCGTCTTCCCAGTATTTTCCGTGGATCAGCTCATCCGCCTTGCGGTGGGCGCGAACGCGGTTGAGGTACTTTGCCTTGATCTTGGGGTCAGAGTGGAAAGCAAGCATCGTCATAGTATCCTCCTCAGTCTCATCTCCTGGAGCTTTACCTCAGCCTCGAGGGTCTCAAATCTAGTGATAAATTCGCTGAGGTTTATAACCTCGGCCTCTTGGATGTCCTTCAAAATGCTGCCTGATAAAAAAGCAAGATCGCACTGAAGGCTTTGCAGGCGGTCCCACAGCGCCCTGCGCAGGAAGTTAGGCATTGCCCACCCCCTGGTGGAACACGATGCGCACCCGACCGCTGCGTGCGCCTGAATGATTCCGCACTTTGTTGCCCGTCCAGCGGTTTACGCTCCGGACGATGCGCTGCTGGTGTTCTTCCTCGGTCATCTCTTGCTTTTGTTTTGGGACATAGGTCTCGGGAGCCTTCCCGTTGACGGTGATGTGGATCATGGTGGTCTCCTTGTAGCCGCTCTGGCCTTGGAACCAGCGGAATCCTTTGGATTCCGGGGCATTAGCACTCTTTCAAAGAAGAGTGCTCCTCTGCTAACTTTGCTCGATTTTTCTCGATATATCGGGCGGCATGAGTCAGGATGGTGAAACCTTCTTGGTGCTGGCAATCTTCATTACAAGGCTCATCGACCAGCTCATCTCTTTTCTGCTTCAGCAGAAAATAAGCTTCGATGCGGGCATCGATGACATCTTTGAAAGTGAGAATGCTCCCGGTCACGAAGATTCCGCCGCAAGAAGCATGAGAACAGCCGGCGGATGCGAAGGATTGTTCTTTGCCGCAGCGGTTGCAGTGGACGGTTTCTTCCATCATGGCTATGTCGCTGAGAGCTTCTTTTTCGTCGTCCAGCACGTCGAACATAAACTGTTGAGTTTTCATCTTGTCTCCTTTTCAATCTCGGCGTCTCTGGAACGCCGTATGTTTCGTGCTGAAATAAGTATACTGCAAGACCTGATCCATGTACACAAAAATATTTATTTATTTTCGGGGGGCCGAAAGTGACCACTGGTCATGTTCCTCGGTAACTATCTGGTTAACGGCGGAACGGACCTCCCAGTAAGACGCCGTGAACACCAGCCACTTGTCCCCGAGCCGTGAAGCGTGGCACAGGCACATAATTGCTCGTGCTTGTGTAAGGCCATTCCGCCGGGTGATCACGAACTCGCGGGCTGGGCGGCCGCACTTCAGGTGAACCTCTCGGGGAGTGCCCTCCGCGGTGACGAGTTTCCGAGTCTTTATTACAACCTCGCACCTCATTCTTCCACCCCGAAGATGGAGGCCATGGCGCCGCCGTCGGGCCAGCGCTTAATTTGCGCCTTGCCGATAATCTTATTTTCAACGTCCAGTATATCTCGCGTCCACGTCAGGGCTGATAGAGGTATGTGCGGTTGCCAGGCCAATTTCTCCAATTCGGCAGCAAAAAAAGCCATGCCTGGAGTGTTGACTACCACGATCTCGCTGGCGAAGCTGTACACACGGAACGGGAACGTGCGCACCGCGGCGGAGGCAGCCACACCGCCGATGAGACTAGATAGAAAAGCACGCCGGTTCACTGGAACGCCGCCCAGGTCTTATTCAGCCCGAAGTTCAGCCACCGCCGGTAGCCATGGTCCAGCGCCTCGGCCATGGCGGCCTCCTTGGTCCACTTGCAAGCGCGCACCCGCCACGCGGCGATGGCCAGCCCCGTGCGGTCCTCGCCGTGCTCGCAGTGCACCAGCACCTTGCCCCACGTGGCTGCCGTCTCGATCTTCTTTATGATCAAGTCCAGCTTCGCCTGCGAGATGCCAGTAAAGTAGATCTGCGAGAACGTGATGGGCTCGGAAAGCACCCATACAGGGCTCAACTCGCGCTGCTCCTTGATGTCCTCTGCCAGACCCTCCAGGCTGATCACGCGCGCGAACAGCTCGCGTATTCCGATATAAGGCGGCTGAGGTCGCGGACCCCGATAAACGTTCCCTTCAACTTGTTGGATCATTTTATCCTCTGCGCAATCACTGACTTGTCCAGTAGTCTTTTCTCAAGTTCGGCAACCAGCTTCAATCTTTGTTCCTTGAGTCTCAGAAGATTACCCTCGAGTTGATTAAGAAAAAGGCAAGCCGCGCAACCCTCAATGAAGGTGGTTGCGTGGCTTGCGCACCGAACCTCGAGCTCGCCGAGAACTTTCACATCGCTGGCGCGTCGAAGGAAGTATCGGCCTCAACCACCGGCGACTCCTGGTCTACAATGATCGTCTTGCTGCTGATCGACTCATACAGCTGCCGGGCGTATTTGAAGTCGTCCGCCGAGCAGTTCTGCACCATGCGCTGCGTGTAGGTGTAGAAGTTGTTGCCGCCGCGCACGGCCGGCGTCGACTTCAACTCGTAGATCGCGCTGAAGAGAGGCGCGTTCCGCATCTTCGCGATGGCGGACCACTGCTTGGACACTGGGATTGCCGTCGACTTCATGCTGACTGCGGCAACATCCCCCGACGGCAGGATCAGGCAGACGCGGTTGTGGATCTCGAAGCAGCTTGGATGCTCACCGTCCGTAAACTTGCTGTGCGGGCACTGCGCGCAGGTGGCAGAGTAGTGGCCGCCGTCAATGCCATTCAGGCTCTGACAGTCGATGCCCCCGCCGTCGTCAAGCGGAAAAAACTTCAAACGGGTCTTAAAGAACCGAATTGGGATCACCCGGATGCGGTCCCCATAAATTTCTTTGGTGGTGGTATTGAAAAAGATCCCCTCGTCCAGGCCCTCGATGTACTTGGGGTCGTTCTTCTTGCGCTCTGGCGTTCCCGACTGACAGAGCCCGACGCGTGGCATGGCAACGTCCTGTTGAGAAACGTCCTCCATGCCGCTTTGATCGCCGACTGGGATGTAGTCGGGCAGTTGTTCTTTCTTGGTAAGGCCTGTGGGCGGCGCGACAACGAGACCATCTTCTTTCTTTGGCATATTTTCTCCTTAACACTAAGCGGCGGTTAATTTCCTTTTCTTGTCTTGACAAGCTGTTTGATAAACACGTTTAACCCTGGGGGAATCGTCTCCCCTTGTTCGATCCTTGACTTTGTGAGGGCGGCACAGGTCTGGTAATTAACGCTGAAAAAGCTTTCTCCGTCTTCCTGAGTTCTTAACCAGGTGTGGAAGTCCTCGCGGTTCTCCACCTTCACGTAAACGTCCGACTGCTGGTAAACACAGCGGCCATCCTTAAGGTTGAAAGACGTGATTCCCTCGTCCTCCAGCAGATCGTTGAGGAGCTGCATGACCGCCTCGAGCTTCACGTTCAGGTCGTAGGTCTGTTCCTCAAGGGCATCCTTCTCCTCCTTGAACTGGACAAGGGTCTCAGCCAGCTGGACCTTATTCAACTCGGTGAGAAGTGCCTTGATGGCCTCCACTTTTTCCTGGTACAGAGGCTCTTGGGCGAACTTAGAGAACTGCTTTTTTTGTTCTTTCGTGACGGGGCTCATTTATCCTCATTCCACTCTTCGAACTTTGTAAACTTTTCAATGGCCCGAACCCTTACTTTCGCGCAGGCTAGGGTATGGTCGTAGTGCGCTGTAATGAAGAAAATCGCCGCCTGCAAGTCGCCGAGCTCCTCAAGCAGACGCTGTGGCAGGTTCGAGCCGTCCCAGTGCTCCTCGGCCCCGCTTGCGCCAATGATCTTGCCGGCAACCTGGATTACCTCTCCACACTCCTCGATTAGCTTAGAGAGGCCATTCCACTTGTCTGCTCCGATTGAATATGGGCCATTCATAAGTATTTCTCTTTAATATCTCTGAGCCAGAAGATTTGTTTCCTGCTCACAAAGTCGGCCTCGGCCATCCGCTCCACGAAGCTCGCCTCGGTTGGGTTCAGCTGCTCCATCCGGTCCTCAAGCATCCCGACGATGGCACGAGCCTCATTCACTCGGCTATTATTATCTCCGCCAGTTTCTTGACCAAGCTTCATAAGTTCACTCCGCTAAAATTGCTGACTCCCACTTCGCCGAGCTCCAGCTCAGCAGGTCTTCCTTTCGCTGCAATGCCTCCAAGACGACGCCGTCAACCGTCTTCTCGCCATTTGGCCCGGTAGCGATCAAATCGGTATAGAGGATGTGCGGCCCCCTCGCCGAGGGCCGGTGGCAGCGATCCTCGGACTGCATCCGAGCCAGCAGCGAGTAGTCCGAGGAGTAGTAAAACACCTGGTTAAAGCTGGTCAGCGTCAATCCGAAGCCGCCCGCATGTTGATTGCCAAGCAAAATCGCGGCCCCTGACCCAGTCTCCCCCTCAACCTTTGCGGCGTGCCGCTCCATCGAGCCCTGGCCGCCGATAATGGTAAACACAGGCACTGGGAACCGAGCCATAATTTCTTTTTGAAGTCGTGCCACGTCCAACCTGAACCTGCACCATATGAGGCATCTGAACGACGAATCAGCCTCAAGTCGTTCAGAAAGCCAGTTAAGCGTGCACCTCAGTTTCTCGTCGCTGCATACTTCTGTTCTTGCCTCTCCTGACGTTGAGGCAACCGGCATCTCCATCCCATACAACTGAAACTCCTCAGGGTCCACTTCTTTAAGACCCCCCAAGAAACCTGAAGTCAGCTGTGATAATCTTATTATCCGCACCGGCGCGTGGCTCGTGGCGCTTAACCCAGAATGAAGCCAAGCTGCCAGGTCGTCTCGCATCTGCTTGTACCGCAGCCACGATTCCGACGAAAGCGGCACTGTCAGGTGCGTGTACAGCTTCGGCGGCAAGTCCAGCAGCTCGGACTTCAGCCGTCTTATCACGTATGGTTTCGTTCTGCGAAAGTAGTCAGTCTCGTTCTTATACTTCACCACCTGTCGTCGTTGAAAGCCGCCCAGCACGCAGTACCTCGCCCGGAAGTGGTAGAAGCTGTCGCAGCCCAGGATCCTTTGGTCCACCAGGCGGAACTGGCTGTATGTCTCTTCTAGTCTGCCCCCATGCGGCGTACCGTTCAGCGCGTATCTGCGATCGCACTCGTGACTCAGCTCCAACAGACTCTTTGTCTGCACCGCCTTCGGACTTTTCAGGAAGATGCTCTCGTCCATTACCAACATGGCTCTCGTTTGGCGGGTTGCCTCGATCAAGATTCGAAGTGCCGATGACTGACGAAGAAATTCGTAAGAAACCACAATCCAATTCAAAAGTCCCGAGTCAAGCCGAATTCGCTTCGACCCACCATGGTATCGGTGCACCAGCGACAACTGCCAGGCGTGCTTCTGGATCTCCCCAAGCTCTTTGCTGTGCCAGACTGAGGTGCACTGCGCCGGTGCCGCCACGATCACCGTCCTGATCAGCCCAGCCTCGTACAGGGCGCAGGCGGCATGCACAACAGAGGCCGATTTCCCACTTCCCATCTCTGAGAAGTTCAGCAGAAACGGCTGCTGAAACATTCGCTCAGCATCCAGCACTTGGTGCGGGAATGGTGGTATCGTGGCTTTGGAGAGGTCAATCACTTCAGTCTCCACAACTCCGCCACCGGCACCTTCACCATCTCAGCGAGTCTTAACGCGTTCTCAAGCTTCACCGTGCAGCCTCGCAAAATTGCGGCCATGGTGATCGGCGTCAATCCCATGGCCCTCGCGACCTTTGCTGGGTCATACTCGTCGCCAAGCTGCTCTTTTAACACGTCCTCGAGCTTACAGATGAAGATGACGGGAGGATAGCTTGGGTTCACTCTCTTCAGGCGTTCTTTCAGGTTCATAGATTTAATCCTAATACTATTGAGATGGTGTTGTAAACAAAAATTTATTTTGCTTCCTTCTCCCAAATCTGGATTGCCATGGCCGTCAGGAAAATCACCCAAAATCGCCAGGTGGTTGCATATAGGCCGCATAAACAAAGCATAGTTCCCATAAGGCCACCCTGGATTCCGTGGCGCCAGTTGGGGCTCACCTCCAACCTCTTTTCTCGTTTGCAGCACAAATCAAGCCGCAAAGAAGACAAAATAAAGCGCTGAGTTCGTATCCCCAAAACAGCTCTACTAAAGCCAACAAGATACAAAGAATAAGACCGATCACTGCCTCACCTCCCCGCGGCTAATGGTCGCCCCATAGGTGTGGCCGCCGATTGCCGCCAACTCCAGTGCCCGCGCCCATCGAACCTTACCTTGCCGCCTTAACCTTCGTTCCAGCAAGATCGTACCTGCGGCCTGCAACGCATTCGCCGAGATTAAAGTAGCGCGGTCGTGCACAAATGGCCTCGCCGCCGGATCAAACTCCACGAAATGCTGCCGGTGCATGTTGCGGTCCGTGGCGTAGGTGTCGGCGCCGTTGGCTGCCAGCTGCAGTATTGCCATCAGTAGGGCACTCTTCACGGCAGCACCACCACTTCCACCTTATTCTCCGCGTGCCCCGGCTCGCGGGGCGGATCCACCGCCCTGCCGTCCACCGTGAAGGCCACGTGGCCCGGGCAGCCGTCGCGGACGGTAATTGGCAGCTTTGCCCCCGGCGCGGCCTCGCGGCGGCCAGCGGGCACGAAGTCCGCCATTAGCACTTTGCCGCCGCCGTCCGTAATTTGAAGCCAGCAGCGCTGATCCAGGTCGAGGAAGATGTCCGGGATATGAGCTATGTTCGGTATGGCTGTGTCCATCGCCACCGCGGGGGCGGTCGGCGCGAACGCACGCGCCTCCTGCGCGGCCACTCGCTTGCCCAGGTCGGCCAGGCTCGTCTCTAGGCTCCTGAACAGCAGCCCGCCCGCCATCACCGTCACGCACAGCGCCGAGACCAGCAGCCAGTTGCTAAAGCTGTTGTCCTGCGCTGACGGCGGCACCGGCGCATGGTCAAAGACGAAGTTGCCCAGCAGCCGCGTGGCCTCGTCGCTGCGGTCGAGGAACAAGAACTCCAGGCCCCGGGCCTCCACCTTGTCCAGCCGCCGCTTGCACTCCTCGACGGACTCCTGGCTGGCCAGTAGTGTTTTAGGCTTTTTGAGCACCATTAGTCTTCTCCTTTAAGTATCTTAATTCTAGCCATCTCATCACATAGTCAAGTACTGACGTACATATTCCGATCTCTGGATTCCCGGTCACCCCAGCCGGTTCAAATCGAGTAGCACGAAACTTATCTATTAACCCCTTAAGAGAGGCTCCTCCCTGTAATAGCATCGAAAATGCGATCGAGAACGCGTCCGTCCAGCCGCGCGTGGCGCTGCCCACCTTGTCCAGCCGCAGGAACAGCTCGCCCGGCCTGCCGTCCTCGTACTCGTTCACCGTCACGTACCCGCGCACCCCGCCCACGGTAAACTTGTGCGTCGCGCCCGCCCGCGTGGGGGGCAGGCGTTGCCTTGCCGGTGTTGCCCGTTCTTCCAGGTTCATAAGCGTTCTTTCCCTCCTGTACTCCACTCCCTTGCGGGCGCCACCGCGGTGGGCGGGGTAGTCCACGCCCGCGGCCTCGCACAGCCGCCCCAGCGTGTTGCGGTGCACGTCCAGCCGCCGCGCCGCCAGGCTCAGGTTGCCCCCCGCCTCGGCCACGGCCTTCGCCAGCACGGCCCGGCGCAGCAGGCGCATCTCCTCACGGAGGGTCACGGCAGGCACCGCAGGTCGGGCTGGGGGTATGCCTGGTCCAGCACGTGGTCTGAATAGCAATGCGTAGCGCCTACGACGATCACGCCGCGATTCGGGCCACAGTACCCCAGCCTGTCTAGTATCTCCTCATCTCCGGTGAGCAGAGAATAGTGAGCCTGGAGGCACGCGGACCTCGTTACGCTCAGCGGAGCGTGCCTGGGTCCGCAGCCCAGCAGGGCCAATAAGCCAAGAAATGCGAGTCGTTTCATAGTTCGTCCTCCTACCAGTGACAATTCGGGCCGAAACTGAAACTCGGGACGTTGTGTGCGTAGCCGGGAAAGTTGTTCCACTGAATCTCGAACTGCATTCCCACGGCCCACGCCAATTTGTAGTTGATAAACACTCCCGCCCGCTGCCCATAATAGAACTTGCTGTTGGCCTTTACGCCGCCAAAGCTAAACGTCGGCCCCATCTCGAACTTGTAGCCATCGACCGAACTGTGATTCTGAATCCAAGTAGAAATCGGCTTGATTGTGAAATCCACGCGACCACCGATGAACGACAGCTTGTTGCTCACTATGGTTGTCTCGCCGATGCTCAGCGGGTGTAACGCCGCGACGAGAGCATCCGTCTCCGAGCCAGTCGCCGCCCCATTGCCGCCGATGATCGTAACGGGCATGGCGTTCATGGTCATCGTGGTCTTGGCTGGTGCGGGGGTAACAGAAACCACAGCTTTAGGGGGCGGGCACGGCCCATCCGGCTCGTCATACTCGACCGTGCACAGTTTGGGATTACCGTTCGCGTTGTCGCAATCCACAGTGTTGCAGGGCATCTGCGCGAAACAGACCGTGCCTCCCAGCAGGGCTAGCAGAGGTAGAGCCACGTAGAACCGTTTCATTTCCCCTCCCATCGCTTAAGCACAGACTCAGCCAACTCAGATTCTCGCCGCAAGCCTGCGATAGTCACCTCAAGGTTATGGACAATCACGTCGGTGGCGCAGGTAGCGAGATAGCAGCGCGTGCCAATTACGTGCCCATTGAGAATTTGCAGCGCCTGCTTCAGTTCTTTCGCCTCAGCCTGGGAAGCGGCCAGCGCGGACTCCAGCTCGGCATTTCGTTCTGCGAAGTGTTCCGCCATAGCTTGCAGATTGTCCGCTTTCAACTTATCGAACAATTGAACCTTCCCAGTCGCTACTCGGGCGCGCACTCGCCTCAGCGCCGCGTCCGGGTCGTACTCCCAGCCGCTATTGTCGTTGATTTCCAGGTTGGAGGCAGCGCCTGCCCGGTATCCTGAATCAAAAATTAGTCGTTCAACGAGTCCGCCTCGCGTGGGATGCTCCAGTAGGAACGCAACCCATGATTCCTGAATTGTGCTTGCGGCCTCGCGCTCACCTGCCTCATTCAACACTGATTCATAGCACTCATGCGGGGCTAGTACTTTTTGGCGGCATCGCGGACAGTCAGCCCATTGCGGTTCGCGCGAGGATAGCTCTGGTCCCAAACACTGCTTTTGATACTCGGCAGCAGTCATCCAAGTTATCCCACCGTCCACGCTTCGCATATTGCAGTCGTGACACATGCGAATGTCCGGCTCCGCAGGATGGCCACTTTGATTATCGTGCTTACATATCGGCTCTGGTTCCAATCGATCAGTTTCCACGGGGTCGGCTGGTAGTCCGCAAGAGCACTGTTCCTCCAGCTCTGGTTCCAAGCTCGACTCGGGGGTTATTTGGTTTGCCACCAATACTTCAGCACCGTCCACAGAGTTGGGTGCAGCATGTTGAGAAACGGGCGATGAAAATCGTCCGCGCACAGGCCTTTCGGTTGATGGCTGACCAGCATCGGATAAGTCGGCATGTTGCTGTCGCATTGCGGGCAGGTTTTCATTGGGTTCCTTTTCATGCCACTTGTCGGGACAGGCTTTTTTAGCGTGTCCGCGATTGCTGAGTAAATCCATAGTGTGCCCAGTTCCGCATTGCAGGCACAGACGCATCTCCCGGATTTGACTTCCGCAACTTGGGCAAAGTTCCTGCGGCGCTGCTGCGGGTCGTTCCTCCCGGCGCGTGACTGGAAAATAAGTGGTTGTCTGCGGGCCGCCAAAGAAGCAATAGTGATCGTGTTCTATCTTGCCACACGTCTTGCAACGTTGCGCGGATCGTTCCTCAGTAGGGGAGGCTGCCGCGTGCGCTGCAAAGTCTGCGGCGAATTGTAGACACGCCGATGTTGATCCAGAGCCGCAAATCGTGTGATACTTCGCAGCATTCATGGACTTCCATCCGGCCATAAACAGCCGTGCGTCGTCCATCGTTAGTTGAGTAGGGGATGCCGCACGAAAGTCATGCGATGAGCTTGACCAGTTAGGCCCCACGCACAATGCGTTAGGCGACGTGGCGTCCTCGCGCACTCCGCAGGTTATACAGAATCGTGGTTGAGTACTTGATGCCGCATCAGATTTATTAGTCATCAGTTCACCAGCTTCTTACTACGTTCTTTCTCCAAGAAGATCCCCAAAACACAGCCGTACAACAAGGCAATGAGCACCGACTGGTACGGGTTCGCCTGCTGCTTCGTCACCTCCTCAGCAACCGTCGAAACAAGGTGGTAGACGCAAGGTTGAACGCGAAACTCAGCGGCCACCTCGGCCATGACTGAAGCCTGGTCAGGGCAGCCATCGCGCAGGAACTCGCGCACCACGTAATCCATGCTGTACTCACTCTTGCCGGTCAATGCGAAGTAATGCTGAATTTCCTGCTCCATGAAGATCCCGATCGTCGCGCCGTAGCACAGTGCGATCTTCAGAATATCGAACGGCTTCTTGTCGAGCCCTTGCGCTCTTGCCTCTTTATCGATCTCCACGACTAGCTGGTAGATTCGACTGGTATTGCGGATCAGCTCGCCGACCTCCATGACCACCTCGGCCCGTCCCGGCAATGTGAAGTCAAGGAGCATCTTGGTGATGTTCGAGATGTCGTAGTTAGCCACTTCGCTATTGCCTCTCACTTTGCGGACTATACTCGTTCAGTGGATCGGGAGTTGGTTCCCACCTCTCATTATCCTCAACCTCGAAAATGTACACCGGGCAGCGAATCGGTTCAGGACTAAAACCATAAACGTCCACCCAGTTCCCGAAACCGAAACCACCTAGCCGATAGATCAAAGATAGCTGCAGGTACTGTGATGAAGACCACTCAGGCAGCTTAATCGATGAGTAGCCGGCCTCGGCTAGGGACTGCAAGGTCATAGGTCCTCCTTGCGAGGACGACCTGGTTTATAACGTAGAGAAACCTTCTCCGCAAAAATAAGCCGCCGGCGGATGTCTTCAAGCGTCTCTGGCTTTTTACGGTTGGTCTCCCCCGGCAGCGGCGTCCACTCCCGCAGGAACGTGCTCAGCTCCCACTCCCTGAGCCCAAGAATTGCACAAATCTGCCTTTCGGTCGCCGTTAAACTGACCTCGGCTGGTTCCCCAAGGTGAGAATACTCTCGCCCCGTGGTCAGGCGGTAGTGGTGCCGCTCCATCGGCCAGACGGTGACCTCATAGGGGTAGACGCCGCCACGCTGGTCGTGGGCGTGTAAGGCGTCGCCAGGCGGCACGCGATGGACCAACCCGTCACCGGGGCCGAGATACTCTGGAGGGGCTTCGAACATGAGAGCAACTATAAGCCTAAGGGGAGGATGTTGTACACAAAAATATTTATTTATTTTCTTTGTACTTATAGCCAAAGTCTTCTTTTGTAAAGTCGTCTCTCAAGCGGAGGCCAATGTAGATCCCTCTCTTTAACGCTTGTTGCGCGGCGTCAAGGCGATCTAACGTATTCATAGAAATAAATAAACATAACTTGTTTATTTCTTTTGATTCGCTTACAAGCTGACGTATTTCACTTCTCGCCAGCATGTCGCCCGCATACCCATAAGATTCTCTTGCTAACTCATCTGCAACTGAACCTTCTTTTTCAAGTTCTTCGCTCATCATAGATTCTCATCACTCAAATTTAATTCCTCTTGTCCCTTGTACTTCTTAAAGTAATGACTTATCGTCGTCGGGGACACTTGAACCAACTTCGCAATTTCAGAATGTTTCATTTCCGTGTTTTCTCTAAATAGCTGACAAGCTTGCGTATACTTCTTGTTTTCCTTGCCGCTTACCGCGATCTGATTAAGATACGGGCTCTCACCTGGCGGAACCCTCATCTGCAATGGGACACCTTCCAACTGAAACGGCTTAAGCCCCGGATTCTTCATGCCCTGGACATAGAGGTGTATATCATCGTCATTTAGGTCAACGTTAAGATTTTTAAGTCGCAGGCAACTTCTTAAGATCCCACCGTAGCCGGTCGACCCTAGCACTGAGTTCTCAAGGGTCCACCCCGTATCTTTGTTTGATTTAGGAACGTGATATAGACCGATTACCCCGAGTGCCCCCTGATTCAACAGGTTGTAGATCAGAGTGGCAAACTCAATGCTTTGCTCGTAAGCATGGGTGTCTTTAGCGGGGTTAAAGTAGCCGACCGTATCTAAGACAACCACCGCGTTGTTGGCTGAGCACAGCATCCTAGCGCTATTGATCTCCCACTTCTCTGATTCCATCGTCCTAAAGAACACCTGGTCATTGTCGGTGTAACCCAGCAGGGCGGCGTATCTCCGCACCGAATTCGCGTTCATTTCTGGCACATGATAGATAACGGGCCGAGGTTCAGAAGGCCCATCAAACCCCCATATGGGCTCTCCTCTCGCGATTGCTAGGGCGCATTGCAGCGCGAAAAATGTCTTACCATTAAAGGCAGAGGCGACGACCATCGTAAATGCCTTCTCGGGGATAAGGCCATCAACCAGGAACCGCGGCAGCTCTGAAGACAGCTGGCCAAATGTTTGAACGAACTCACGCCAATCAGAACCGTCAGTTACACCAAGAATCCGGCCCTCAAGGCCAAGTGACTTTAACGCTAATCTAGTTTTATTTTCTTCAATATTACGGCACTCGTCAGCAAAGCATCGGTGAAATATCTCTCCGTTTTTAGTCTCGACAAACTGACTTTGTCGAACATTTGTCTTTTGATGGTGCACGTCACCCTTGAGCAGGCACCCCTGGATTTTTCCTGTCTTATTGACCAGGCCATGGTAACAATATTGGGTTCCGTATTCAGTCTCCCTTGCAACGTACTCAAGGCCCACACGCTCTAGTTCCGCCCTAAAACTAATATTTTTGACGATCTTGGGAAGGGACCTTATATGTGGTCTTACCTCCAGCGCTGGTTGCTTGGCAAGCTCCGCCTCGATCTCCGCCGTGCTTGTCTGTCTATAATTAGACCACCAGGCCTTGAACCCGTCAGGATCTTTGAAGTAGGGCAGGTTAACGCAGCTGGCCTTTCCACTTTCTGGCATCTGATCTTGCTTGGGAAAGACCTCGGCCTTAAGACCAAGCTCGTCTATGTAGCGATGGAGCAGGCCTCGCACCACGGGTGCGGGGCGGGGCTGGTCTAGAAATAAGACAAAGTGGGCGCCGCCGCTCTTGCTTTGGAAGTAATGCAGGGGATACTTCTTTTCAAGGAAGATTCGATTCCTGAGCTCTAAGATGCTATCCGCGGCATTTGTGTAGTTTTTTGGGTCAACGTCGATGACGCCAAAGCTGCAGGTACCGTCTTGATGCAGGGGAACGATTACCGCGCCAAGCTTGCCCTCGAGGTGGTTCTCGATGTCTTTAAGGCCCGCCGCCCGCTCGTGAGTCGTATACTTGCCGCCAAGCTTGCCGCTCTCAGGGTCTCTTTCAGAGGGGTCAAAGGTGGCAAATGAAAGCTCAGAGCCGGAAAATAGGGCATACAGGGTTGCGACGGGGTCAAAGGAGTCCATGTCCTCTTCTCTCTTGCAAGAAAAACCAAACACACACGGACCTTTTTCCTCTTCTTTCCAAAAACCCTTAAAGCTTGCCTGATGGGTGGGGAACCCGCCAGGCAAGCTAGGTTTTCGTGTGCGAGCAAGAGGACCTGAGAAGGTCGGCCACGGGATCAGCGCGGTTAATTTGAGTGTATCAAGCGAAAAGTGATGCTGTAAACATCAAAATGATAAGTGCACTAAAAGTGGTGCATTATTAGAATAAGTATACTAAAATGAACAAGTTAGAGAATAAAGTTAACCCAATAAACTATATATTTGGCCTACGAAATTGTAGAAATGAGCCTAAACCCTTTCATATGTGCACTGTTGCGCAAAAGTTTCGTGTTTCGAAGGGCTTTAGTAAACGAAAAACGAAACAGGGGGCGGAGACCACGCTCTTGGTGGCGTGGCTCCGCGCCTCCAACCTGTCCAGAATAAGTGAAATTTCATCTAGCGAAACTCCGTAACTATATGCAGAATGAATAGGTTAGGGGTAATTAAGAGATAAAACCAGATAACGACGAAACTAGATGATTGTTGAAAACAAAGGACTTAAGTGCAAAAGTTTCGTGAGTTTCGTCAAGTTTCGTACAGGACGAAACTTTTGTTCACCTTTTGTTCACTGGACAAAAATCACGGTACTTTTGTACTGTGCAGAGTTTTGCACACTTTTGGCCGGAAGGTGAAAATAATTGTGTACAACACTCGCCCCTGAGCACTATACTCCTCTCACGCGCGTTGCTCCAACGTGGACAACGCTTTATCCAGAGCGCGTGTTTTAAACACAACCTGCGTGTCAAGTGCAGAGTGGCCGCCTGCTCAAAATTCGAGCTTGGGTATCTTGAGTACTCTCTACTGAACAACTTAAGAGCATGAAGGTTGGCGTCTTAGAGCACAGCCAAGAGCCAGGCGAAACGCCGGCCCACTGGCTGCGCTCCAAATTGGCCGACCGGCTTGTGGAGCACCGCCAGGCCATCTGGCTGGTAACCCGCCGCCTCCTCAAGATAGTGGTCCGCAAGACCTTCTCCCAGTTGGTTAGTTTCCTCCGGCAGCCCGTTACCAAGGGCGTGCCGATGCTTCTTCCCCCCTCCCTTCCCATCGGCTTAGACCTCTATTACCCCGCGAAGAATCAGTCGGGGCATCCTCACCCAGGCTTCTTATATGCCTGCCAGGTGGCCAAACGTGGCTACTGAACTTACTCCGAATCCTCCTGAGTTTCTAAAGGAAAAGATTATCACGGAGTACCTGAAGGACTTTAACATGCGTCGTGTGGCGCGGGTCCTTGGTCGGGACAAGAGCTGGATGTTTCGTTTCTTAAGTCAGCCAGAGATCATTGAAGAGTGCCAGGCGCGCCTCGCCAAGATAGAGGTGACTCAAGAGCGAGTAAGGGAAGAGCTATTTAAGCTCGCTTTTTATAGCCCCACAAACTTCTTCGATGACGCCGGGAACTTAGTGCCACTAACGGAACTTGATGACAACACCGCGATGGCGATTACCGGTCTAGAAGTTTCAGAGATCTTTGATGGCGTGGGCAAGGATAAGATCCATATTGGCTATGTTAAGAAGCTAAAGCTTGCCGACAAGGGCCAGAACCTCGAACGCCTAGGCCGTTATCTCAAGATGTTCACTGACAAGATTGAGCATAGCGGCAAGATTGATGGCGAAAAGGTAGATGAAGAGCTAAAGTCTCTCTTGCAAGAGCTGCGACAACGCAAAAATGACCCAGCTGCTTGATGACGTCGAAGAGCTGTTAGAGGTAGCAACACCGCAGGAGAAGAAGAAGCTCTATCATCTGCTGTCCTTGAAGAAGGACACTGACAGTAGTTATGTCAGGGCATTAGAGCAAGATCTTGGGCTCTTCGTGCGAGAGGCCTGGAAGTTTTTGAATCCAGGTCGCCAGTTTAAGTGGAGCTGGCACTATGATCTTATCTGTGAATATCTTACCCTTGTCAAAGAACGCAAGCTTCGCCGACTAATCCTTAACGTTCCGCCCCGTTCCGCCAAGACAACCTTCGCAACAATCTGCTTCCCCTGCTGGGTGTGGGCTACTCAGCCAAGCCATGAGTTCCTCTGTGCTTGTCACAGCCGGGACCTGGCCACCGACTTTTCGGTTGCTCGACGCAACCTGTTACTCAGCGAGTGGTATCAGGGGCTTTGGGGAGATAAGTTTCAGCTATCTGAGGATCGGAACCTTGCGATTCAGTTCAACAACACAAAGATGGGGCGCATGATTGCGACCTCCACGGGATCAGGCGCTGAGGGCAAGGGCGGCGACACTGCGATCCTGGATGATCCGATGTCCTCTGAGCAGTCACTATCAGACACTGAGCGCTATACGGCAAACCGCTGGGTGAACAATACGTTAAGACAGCGGCTTAATGACCCGGCCAATGCGTCCATCATTATCATCATGCAGCGGCTACATGAGCTTGACACCACGGGCTTCGTGCTGAGTGAGGACCCTGAGGGCATGTGGAAGCACCTTGTGCTGCCCTTGGTCGCGGAAGATGATGAGGAGTGGGTGTTCCCGATAAGTGGTAAGGTTATTACTCGCAAAAAAGGCGAGGTTCTGCAGCCTGACCGCTTTACGCCGGACGTGGTTGAGGAGAAGAAGAGAAACCGCCTGGTGTTTGCGGGTCAATATCAGCAAAGACCAGCGCCGCTTGAGGGCAACATGATCAAGCGGGCGGATGTCATGTACTACGGGGGTAAAGATCCACTGACTGGGGAGCAAGACGAGCCCCTGCCTGCGAGTGGGCAGGTGCGGAACCCGGTGTATAGCCGGATCCTGTTGACCGTGGACTGCAGCTTCAAAGACCTTAAGACCAGCAACTACGTTGCGATCGGTGTGATTGGGGTACGAGGCAGAAAGCGCTATGTGCTGAACGTGGTGAACGCACACCTAGACCTGGATGGTACTGTTAAGGAGATCCGGCATCAAAAGGCCAATTATCCACAGGCGTCCGCAATCCTCGTGGAAGATAAGGCCAACGGAAGTGCCGTGATCCAGTCGCTTAAGAAAGACTTGCCTGGCGTAATTGAGATTGAACCGCAGGGCGGCAAGATTGCCCGCGTGTTCGCCATGGCCCCAGAGTGGCAGGCGCACGACTGGTACGTGGACCGCAACGCCGCATGGGCGGAACCTTATGTGCAGCAGCTGACAATGTTCCCGACCGCCGCGCACGATGACATGGTGGACATGACCAGTCAGGCGGCCATTTGGCTAGGTGGCGACGGTGGGTCATTAGACGCCTGGAGCCGGCTGTGATCCACCCACGGGAATTGATGCGCCGCCTTACGCTGCGTGAGTGGTTGCAGCTGGGCGAGCAGGTGGACGCCACTATGGGGCGTGGTAAGCGGGTAAAGTTCGACGTGGTGAAGATTGAGCGCGAGGAAGGCAGGCTGCTGGTGACCGTGGACCTGGAGGGTAACGAAGTGCGCCAGGCGCGGTACGAGCTGAAGGTGGCAGCCTAGTGCGTTGCCGGACGTACAACCGGCTGGTGGAGGAGCGGCGCGCAGCCAGTGCCGCCCCCAATCTCGCCCAGATGAAGCGTAGCAATACAGTATCGGACGCGGGTTCGATTCCCGCCACCTCCACCAACAAAATTAACGGGGGTGCCAAGGTTTCGACGGTGCTGGCAAGCGACGTGGATGGGCAGGGCTGGCGTGGCACCTTACGACACGCAAATGCAAGCGCCAATAAAACGGCAAAGGTGATCGCTTTCCCGGCTTCGGCCTCGATGGCTTTCGCCGCGGCGGCCTAGCGGCCAACGCTCTGGGAGTGGCCCCGTCCCTAGCAAAGCAAACGGGGCAGTGATTTAAAATGGCAACCCAGCGCGTCAACATCGGCAGCGTCTACACCGAGCACGCGGTGCCGCCCGGGGCGCTGGTGGTGGAACGCAAGTACTGCGAGATATGCGGCAGGTCGTTCAGTCGCCGGTTCGCCGCCACCGAGGTATATGCGGAGTACATAGTGGAGTTCACGGTGATGCTGAACAAGCCGCCGCTGGAGGTGCGCACCGCGCTGCGCAAGGACCACGGCGAGCGGTTTTGCGCTGACTGCCGCGGGCGGCTGCTGATGCCGGACATCGAGGCGCAGGTCAAGTACCTGATCCAGCTGCCGGGCACCCCGCAGCAGATGCGCCATGCGCCCCACGTGCCCAAGTACGACCGCACGCTGTTCGGGCGCGAGACCAGCGCCCACGAGCTGAGCAAGAAGCCCGTAAGGGCGTATAGGGCGCGCAAGCACCACAAGCGCGGTGACTGGCTGCCGCTGCTGCGCGCCGCGTTCGCCGAGCGCGGAAAGCTGAAAAGCGAGGACCTGGTGGACGTGGTGCCGGGCTGCCTTACGCCGCAGCAGGCGTACATGAAGGTGTACTTCGCCGATGCGCCCATCAGGATCGTGGCGTGGGAGAAGGAGGCTGGGCTCCGCGGGCGGGGCAAGGCGATTTATGAATGGCCGGGCGTAAGCCCGAATTCGAGTACCGGAGGCGCTGGCCGTGCAAGTAGACCCGACGTGGCACCAGGGGGACCTTGTAACCCTGGGCGTACTGATTGTTGCGATAGCGGGCTACCTGCTCAGCCGGGGCGCGGACAATCGCTCAAGACAGGAAGCACGCGACCTGCAGACCTCGCGCCACACGCAGAACACCGAGGCACTGCAGCACCTCATGGACTTCAAGCGCGGGCAGGAGCTGCTCAACCAGCAGCGGGACCAGATCGTGGACAACCTGGCCGTGATGGCCGGGAGCGCCGTGAAGAGCCTGGAGGGCTTCAACAAGCGCCTGGAGCTGATCGAGAATGAGATGCGGGACAACCGCCGGGGCAAACGCGCTGGCTAGCGTAGTTTACGACGAGAGGCTGATGCCCGAGGACGGGCGCAGCCGCGCGGGCCGGGACCAGCTTGCCGTGGACCTGTTTCGCGAAGAGCTTAAAAAGACGGACGACGTGTTTGTGTTTGGAAACCGAGTTTTATTGGTGCAGGACGGCCACCTCGCCGGGGAGTTCTGCGTCGAGGGGCTGCTAACTTTGGGAGGAAGACAATGAAGACCGCCACGTTTATCATTGCGCTGCTGTTGTGTACAGCGGCGTACGCGCAAGACCTTAGCAAGGACAAGCAGCTGGAGCTGCGTAACGCGCAGGTAGAGTACCTGCAGACCAAGGCGCAGGCCGACCAGGCACAGGCGCAGGCCAACGCGGCGCAGCAGCGGATGGGCGCGTTGGTGACCGAGGCCTGCAAGGGCGCCGGGCTGAAGAACGAGGAGTGCATGGTGTGCGACGGCCCCGGCCCGGAGGGCCACCAGGTGGATGCCTGCAAGGGCCTTAAGCCCCAGGAGCTGGCGGTGCGCAAGTTGGACAAGCCCGCCGAGAAAGGCGACCTGAAGCCCGCGGTGCCTACGCCGTACTCCAAGGCCAAGGTGGACAAGCCGTGAGGAAGCCGCGGCGCAACCCGAGCAAGCAGCAGCACGACACGCAGGAATCCAACCACCCCTACGCGGCTCCGAAGCTGGCATGGCGCAGGGCCGCCGGCATCTGCGAAGGCTGCGGACACAAGCCGTGCACGTGCAAATCCAAGGCCCAAGTGAGCCCGCTTGCTTAAAACTATTAAGGCATGGCTGGCGAAGGTGGCTGCCTACGTCGCGGCCACTGGGCAGGGCATCCAGTTCGTGGCGTTCTTCGCCCACGCGGGCGTCGCCAGTTTCGTCGTGGAGCACCTGTCCTTCGGGCATTATGGTATCGCCGCGCTGCTCTTCCTGGCGGGCGGCGGGGTGAAGGAGTTTTACTTCGACGCCCGGTACGAGCAGGACCCGCCGCAGACGTTTATGGACAACCTAGAGGACTGGTCCGGGTGGGCCGTGGGCGCGGTGCTGGGGTATTTTCTGCATGGCTAAGATTTCCATCAAGGGCGCCGTCCGTAGCGCAAAGGCTGAGGAGAAGCGTGCCCTTAAGGCCGCCGAGAAGGCGGGATTCCAGCCCACGAAAACACTGGATAGCCTGCAGAATTTTGCGGCAAACCTGGGCATTGGCACCGATAATTTATCCAGCTACAGCGGGTATGGCTTCAACCCGATCAGTAGAATTAGGATCCTGCTCGAGTGGATCTACCGGGGAAGTTGGCTCGGCGGCATGGCTGTGAATGTGGTGGCCGACGACATGACCCGGGCTGGCGTAGACGTGCGCGGCGACGTCAGGCCAGAGGACATTGAGCACCTTGAGCGCGCCGCGATCACCCATAAGGTGTGGACCGAGGTAAACAACACTGTCAAGTGGGCCCGGCTGTACGGCGGCTGCATCTGCGTGATGCTTATCGACGGCCAGCGGATGGACACTCCTTTAAGGCTGGACACCGTGGGCAAGGGCCAGTTTAAGGGCCTGTTGACGCTGGATCGCTGGATGGTGGACCCGGATCTTAGCCGCCTTGTAAGAGAGTTTGGCCCGGACCTGGGCACGCCAGAGTTCTACAACGTGGTGGCGGATGCCCCTGCCCTGCCGCGAATGAAGATTCACTATACCCGTTGCCTGCGCCTGTACGGCATTGAGCTGCCCTACAATCAAAGAATGATGGAAAACCTGTGGGGCATCTCGGTACTTGAGCGTTTGTATGACCGCATGGTGGCCTTTGACTCCGCCACCACGGGAGTAAGCCAGCTGATCTACAAGGCGTACCTGCGCGTGGTGCGCATCAAGAACATGCGCGAGATCGTGGCCGCCGGCGGCGAGATGATGGGCAAGCTCGTTCAGTACGTGGACCTGATGCGCCGGTTCCAGAGCCTGGAGGGCATTACCATGCTAGACTCGGAGGACGAGGCCACGGCCATGCCATCGCCAACGTTCTCTGGTCTTAGTGAGGCATTGATTCAATTGGGCCAGCAGCTTGGTGGAGCTTTAGGAATCCCTTTGGTAAGGCTCTTCGGCCAGTCGCCAGTCGGCATGAACGCCACGGGCGAGAGTGACATGCGGCTATATTACGACAGCATTAAGCAGCAGCAGGTGCAGACGCTGCTGGTGCCATTGACGCGCATCTACCGTGCCATGGCGCAGTCCGAGGGAATTAAGCTGCCCGAGGGCTTTACGCTAGACTTTCGCAGCCTGTGGGTATTGTCTGATGAGCAAAAGGCGGGCATCGGGAGTACGGACGCTACCAGCGTGACGGGCGCGTACAACGCGGGAATTATCAGCCCGCAAACGGCGCTGAAGGAGCTGCGTCAGCTGAGCAAGATCAGCGGGCGCTTTACTAACGTGACCGACGAGGACATTAAGGCTGCCAGCGAGGAGACGGGCGCGCAGATGCAGCAGGCGCAGACCGAGCAGATGCTAGAACAGGGCGGTGAAAGCCATGAGTTGGAGCTGGCGCGGGGCGAGAAGGAATTAAAGGCGAAGCCGAACGGGAAGGCAGCGTGATTAACAACCACATCCGTGAGCGACTGAGCGCTAAGCAGGTTATAACCCACGAGGGCTTCTTGCGCTGCGAGGCCGTACCCATCGCAAGAACCGGCACGCAGGTGTATGGTCCTGGCGAGATTGCGAATGAGGCTGGGTACATTGGCCCAGGTCCCGATGGCTTGATTTATGCCGAGCGCCGTCCTGAAGACGTATTTCGACCAGAGACCATCGCGAGCTTTGAGGGCAAGCCCGTGTGCATGGGGCATCCTGAGCGGGACGTGACGCCACACAACTGGCGTGAACTCGCGGCAGGTGTGGTATTGAACCCACGGCGCGGAACGGCGATGGACGACGACGTCATCCTGGCGGATCTTCTTATTACAAACAAGGATGAGATTGAGGCAGTGCGAAACGGGCTCAGGGAAGTGTCTGCCGGGTATAACGCTGATTACGAAGATCTAGGCACCCCAGGAAGGGTGAGGCAGTATAACATCATCGCGAACCACTTGGCGCTTGTCCCAGCTGGCCGCTGTGGTCCGCGATGTTCAATTGGTGATAAAAAAACTTTAACGGAGGATTGTGCAATGACTTGGCTAGAGAAGCTGAAAGCTGCTTTTGCGGGCAAGGACGAGGCGGCCTTTAACGCTGCTTTGGCTGAGGCTCCCAAGGGCGAGACCGTGAGCTTGACGACAGATCAGCTCAAAACCCTCAACAAGATCTTGACAAGGGATAAAGAGCACCCGGATGACTGCGACTGCAAGGCGTGCAAGGGTGACAGCAAGACGATGGACGCCATTGCGAAAGACATTAAAGATATCAAGGGCAGCGTGGACGCCATTGACGCCCGCGTGAAGAAGATGGAAGACGCGGAGAAGGAAGAAGAGGAAGAGAAGAAAAAGAAAGAAACCGAGGACGAGGGCAACCGCAAGATCGAGGGCAACTTGGAAATGGAGGCGCCTCCGGGAACGGGCGACAAGGCAAAAGGTGCCAAGGACAGCCTTTACCTGGTGGACAGCTTCCAGGAGACGATTGCCCTTGCCGAGGCTATCGCCCCCGGCGTGCAGGTGCCGACGGTGGATGCCAAGGCAAGTCCAAAGAAAACCTTCGACGCCCTCTGTCAGTTCCGGCGGACTGTGCTGGATTTGGCGCATGCGAAGCCGGAGTTCCGGCAGTTCATCGACGGCATTGCGGCTGGTCGGGAGTTGAAGTCAATGACCTGTGACGCGGTGCGCAACCTGTACCTGGCGGTCGGCGGGTATGCCAAGGACTATAACAACCGGCGGACGACGTCGGACGTGGCGGTCATCGGCAACGGCGGCGGCACTGGCGTGCGGGGCCCGATCAAGACCCCCGCGGACATCAACAAGCGAAATCAAGAGTATTACAGCAATAAGTAAGACCCCCGTAGGGCAGCACAAATCCAAAAGAGGAGAAAACAAAATGGACTGGAAAGAACTTAAGCAGCTGCTGGCCTCGGGCGACCACCACTACGACCCGGACCGGCTGGAGGCGAGCCCCTTGGGGCTCAAGCGGTACGCGGCGATTGCGCGCGACCGCCAGATGTTCAACAAGCGCCACCTTGGCAAGTTCCGCACGGCGGATGGCGTAGCCTACACATTCCGCATGCCGGCTGGTTATGCCGGTTCAATCAACCGCAGCCACCCGGTGAGCATTGAGCCGTGCCTCATCGACTACAGCTCACCGCCACTGTACTACGGTGAGGGGGTTGTGGTTGATGCCACCACCGAGGGCGTCAGGCCTTTGGCCGCGGGTGATACTGCCTTGACGGATGTCTACGGGATTACCGTGCGTCCATTCCCGCTGCAACAGTCAAGCGGCGGCATGACGTCAGCCGCAGGTAATGCGACGCCCCCGGCATTTGGCATCATCGATGTGATGAAGTTCGGCTACATCATGATTCAGTTCAACGCCAGCGGGTCTGCCCCAGTTAAGGGCGGCGCCGCTTACATCTGGATCGCGGCCACGTCAGGCGCGCACATTCAGGGCCTGTGGGAAACAGCTTCCAGCGGCAGCACCATTGAGATTGGAACGCCTCCGCGGACCAATTATCAAGGTGGATGGGACAGCAGCAACGTGGGCGAGCTAATCTTCCACGACTAGTCCGGCGGGCAACAAAATTCAATAAGGGGAGAACGAGGACAATGAAGAGCAACTTGATGGATGTACCCCGCGCGGGCAGGCTGTTAGGGCGGTTCCCGACGCGGGACGAGATGATGACATTTGACCGCAGCATGATGACGCACGATGCCAGCGGCAATCACATGGGCAGGCCCCTGACAGACACCATGGGCCGCCGTACCTCAGTCCGTACCCACGACGGCAAGACTTGCGATAGCTCAGGCGCCTTCTTGGTGGGTGAGCTGGAACGGCTCGACCAAACGCTCCATGACCCGTTGGTCAGCGTCACCTGGGGCCGGGACATCGACCTCCGTGAGGACGTGACCATCGCGGACGAGATCTCCAGCTTCACCAACAGCTTCTATGGCTCAGCGTCTGGGCTGGGAGCTGGTCAGGGCATCCTCACCGGTAAGGCGTGGGCCGGGAAGAACACGGACCAGATCACTGGCGTGGACGTGGACATCAGCAAGACGCCCCAACCGTTGACCGTTTGGGCGATGGAGCTGAAGTATACCATCCTTGAACTGGAATCAGCCGCGAAGCTGGGCAGGCCGATTGATGAGCAGAAGTACAAGGGCCTGCAGATGAAGCACCAGATGGACATCGACGAGCAGGTCTACGTTGGCGACAGCAACATCATCGTCAGCGGCACTCAGGCGGCCACTGGCCTCGTGAACAGCACGCTGGTCACGCCCGTCAACGTTTCAACCGTCAGCGGCAACACCACCTGGGCCAGCAAGATTAACGCTGGTCTTTATGATGCGGTGACTGGCGACGTCAACACGTTACTCACCAATGTGTGGGCGGCTTCTGGTTGGGCCATCGTGCCAAACCGACTTTTGCTGCCGCCAGCCGATTTCGGGCTTATCAGCACGCAGAAGGTTTCGACCGCCGGCAACGTTTCGATCCTGAAGTACATCCAGGAGAACAACATTCTCACCACCTCGGGACGGGGCAAGTTGGAGATCTACCCGCTCAAGTGGCTGAACGGCGCAGGAGCCTCAGGTACCATCGGCACCGGTGGCGCAGGCCATGATCGTATGGTGGCTTACACCAAGGACAAAGACCGCGTGCGCTTTCCCATGACCATGCTGCAACGGACCCCAGTGCAGTATGATTCCTTGTGGCACAAGAGCACCTACTTCTGCCGCCTGGGCGTGGTAGAATTTCCGTATTCGATCACAGTCGGGTACGCAGACGGACTTTCATAGGGATGGTTTAAGGTAATAGTGTATAATACCTCTTAGGAGGTTTATATGCCAAACCAAAAGCAATATGTGATCTACGGATTGTGCGAGCCAAGTACCAATTTTGTTCGGTACGTAGGCTATACAAGCCGCCCTGTTGAAAAACGCCTGTGGTTTCACCTTAACGAAGCAAAGCAGCTAACGTGCCATCGCCACCGTTGGCTTGAAAGCTTGAGGAAAAAAGGATTAAAACCAAGCATCGTTGTGCTTGAGGTTGTTTCTCAGGATGAGTGGCAAGAGCGGGAAAGAGACTGGATAAGTTGGCTGAGAGTCAGCAACGACCTAGTTAATACTACAGAGGGAGGAGAGGGTTTAGTAGGAGCGCCGCGAAAGGTTCATAGACAAATTGCCCGTAAGTTGCGAGAGGGTTATGCTAGTGGAAGGTTAAACCCGCCATCCGGCATGACAGGGCATTCTCACACCGAGGAAGGTCGTAAGCGAATTGGCCAAGGTGTAAAAAACTCTAGCCGATACAAGCGAGGAATGCGTAACAGAAAACCAGGACAATTCACACCTGAGAGTTATGATCAAATGCGTTATGCGAATCGTGGAAAAAAGTTTACCGAAGAGCATAAGGCAAAGATAGGCGCCAAGTCTAAGGGGCGTCAAGCTACTTTGGGCACTCGTTGGATCCACTTGGGCCAAGAGACAAAGTTGCTTTTACCAGGCCACAGAATGCCAGCCAGTTGGAGTTATGGACGGCCAGGAACAGCCATAGCGGTACCCGGAAATCAGTTTGGAAAGGCACTTCTTGGCCGAGTACGATCAGAAGAGCATAAGCAACATCTTCGAGAGGCTTTGACCGGAAATGTAAACATAGTTAAGTCAAAGCTCGGCCTCCGCAAAATCACTAATGGCCAAATTTCAAAGATGCTAAAGCCGGGCGCAAAAATGCCCATCGGCTGGCAGTATTCAAAAGCAGCATAAAAAGGAAACGCCACGCCATGACGAATTTAGTACCAAAGCCAGATTTTATCCCGGGCTACAGGCCAAACGCGCGCCTGACGCCCGACAACTTTCTTGATGGACCAACCGTCACGGCCATCTTCCCCAAGACCGTGAAATTGCAACTGGACGAGGGGGAGGGCACCGTGACATTTCACCCCGGCACGCAGGAGGTGCCGGAGGAGCTAATGAGACCACGCATGCACTGGTGGTTGAAGGCGCAGGGGGTAAGAGAATACGGAAAAACAAAGGTCAATAAGACGCTGGATCCCGCAGACCCCACAGCAAGAGGCGTGCACAAGATCACGGTTGACGAGTTCAAGTACATGCAGAGCTCCGGCTGCCCTGTCGGAAGCGTGGAGGCGGCACAGCAGTTCTTTGAGGGGCTGGAGCCCGCGGCCCGTGAGGCGTTGCTGGAAAAGGCGAAGGGTTTCCAGGCGCCGAAACCATTGCCCCCGCAGCTGAAGGATGAGGACTTTGAGCGCTTGACAAAGGCCCAGCTGGTGGAGTGGGCGACCAAGACGTACAAGGTTGACCTTGATCCGGGGTTGACCAAGGCGGCGCTGGTGGAATTCATCGAGGAGCTGCAGACCGCGCCAGGGAAGTAAGATGCCACTGCTGAAGGGCGAAAAGAACATCGGGCATAACATCAAGGAGATGGAGGAGCATGGCCATCCCCATAAGCAAGCAGTAGCAGCCGCCCTGAGCACGGCGTACGACGACTTGAACACACAGAGCAAAAGACAAGCCCAGAGGGAGGGCGCTACTATGAGCCATGACGAGCCGTACGCCAGGCCAGTGACAAGCATGACGCAGTCAGATTTGAATGAGGCCAACAAGAAGTATTGGGGTGGCGAGGCGGGAAACATTGGGCCAGCAGAAACCGAGGCTAAGGCGCCAATGCTCGCGGGTACCAAGGTGGTGCCCGTGTACCGAGGGGCCGGGGATCAGGATGAGAAGTTTGACGACGAGGTCTCCCCCACCCAGTCTGACCCTCCCGACTCCCGGTCCAACAACCTGTTGGGCATGCCCGCGATTGCTGGAGATGCCAAAGAAGATCCTCAAGGTTATGGATCAGGCCGGCAACCAGCTGGGTATAAGCCAGCTGGGAGCAAGTACAATACCATGAACCCGCCGCCAAAAGATCCCAAACCTGCCAAGGACGACATGGTCGAGGGCAGCGAGGCGATGGAGGCGAATGATGCTAAAACTCCATTTTTAAGTCAAGAAAAATCCCAGCTTGAAGCTCACCATACAAAACTTCTTGGACAGGGCTACCGCTGGAGACAATCCGCCGGCGTAACTGGTTCGAAAGAGATAAGACACGAATATTCGCATAAGAGTGGGGCTAAAGCTAAAATTATAGAAAGTCCAACTGGGCAGCATAGATTTGAGGGCGGGGAGTAAAATTAAATGGGCTCCACTCCCGGCAGTTCGCAACCTCAAGGCATTACCACGGCGGCGCCGACCGTAGCGCAATTCCAATTGGACTTTCCGGAGTTTGCGGTAGCAGGTGTTCCAGTGCTTGGCGCCCCATCAATTCAGTTCTGGCTTAACTTCGCGCTTACCCTGCTAAACCAATGCCGCTTCGGAAGCTTTTACTATTACGCTGTCGAGCTGTTCGTGGCCCATAACCTCGCGCTGGAGTGGTGGAGCACGCAGGGAGGCCCGGGCACAGTGCCGGGTGTGGCCAAGGGCAGCATCGCGTCCACGGCCGCAGGCAACGTCAGCGTGGCATATAACACGGCCGCCGTTGTGGAGCTTGACGCAGGCCACTGGAATTACACGATCTACGGTCAACGACTTATTCGCTATATTCGCATGGCTGGCGCCGGCCCAATCTACGTTGGCGTTGGAAACTTATCAGCCAACAGCTGGTTTCAGTTTGCGTTGGCGGGTGGTGCCTGGGAGGGACCCCCGGTGTTCAACTATCCAAATCCAAGTTGCAGCGGTTAAAAGGAGTAATTTATGTATATTTTCTTGGTTTTTGCATTTGTCTTCTTCGTAATTGGCACTTTCGCGTCCTACTCAGGAACGAACCCGTGGTATGGTCGCTTCAACTGGATCAGCGCTGGTCTCGCCTGCTGGGTGGCCACGCTAATCTTCAGCCACTGGCCGCCGAAGTAGAAACGACTTTACAAAATTTGCAGCACTAAGGAGAGCTTCCCCATGACGACTCAGCCAGTAACGAAACGTTTAGAAGACGAAAAAACAGTTACGATGTTCTTCCCCCGAAAAACGGCACTGCAACTCGATTCTCAGTCTGGAGTGGCTGAGAGTCAGGGCGGCCGAATCCTGGAGTTTAACCAGGGAATCAATGAGGTTCCAGTCAGCCTGTCTACGCACCCATACCTGCGTGACAGTGGCGCCAGACCTTACACCCGTAACGCCACTGAGGCAAAGGCGTTCTCAGACCAGCAGGCTTCAGATGATAAGCAAAAGGCAGACGCTGCTGACGCGGCAATCAAAAGCGCGGACGCTCAGGTTGTGGCAGCTCAGGCACAGGCTGGCGCCGAGTTAACTGCCTTGAAGACCAGTTGGGATAACCGCATTGCGGAGTTGAAGGCAAAGGCGGATAAGTTACGTGCTGGGGCGCCAAAGCCCGCCTCTCCAGTCCTCACCCCCGCCCAGCAGAAAGCGGCGGACGACGCTAAGGCAGCAGCTGCTGCAGCCCAGAAGGCAGCTGACGAGAAGGCAGCTGCGGACAAGACAGCTGGCAGGTAAGTTGCCGACTGCCGTCGAGCCGATCGTGCTGTGCGACTGCGGGTGGCTCATGGTCCAGCAGGACAAGGGCGTCACGTGCAATAACCCCGAATGCGCTGACCGGGGCAAGTTGTACCTGGTCAGCGTGAAGCTAATCGCGGTAAGGCTTACCCGCCAGTGAAGGTCTCAAGCAAACTGCGACGCGATGAGGGTGGGTACGACCATTGGTGCCCTGGTTGTAGTGAAATGCACCACCTGCCCGACAGTTGGAGGTTTGACGGTAACGTGGATAGGCCCACGTTTACGCCTAGCTTTAAGCATAACGGTTTACGGAGAGAGTTCGTCGCGGGCCGATGGACTGGAAATTGGTTGCGCGACAATACTGGCAACACGATTCCGTATTTGTGCCATTACACCTTGACGGCAGGGCAGCTTCAGTTCCATAGCGACTGCACCCACGCTTTGATTAATCAAAAGATAGCTCTGCCGGACTTACCCGATGAACTTACTTAGAATGCTAATATGGTCAGTGCTCATGGTCTGGGCGCTGGAGCTGTATTCCCACGCGCAGCTGCCCGACGCGCCCAGCGCCAGCAAGAGCGTGTGCTACACGGGCGCCATGGACAACAGCGGGCAGTTCATGTACGTGGAGGTGGACTGCCGCAGCGTCCCGGTGTTTAGCAAACCCGCGCCCTACGTGCCAATCGTACGCAAGCCGGGCTTTTTCACCATGCTGCCCAACCGGACGAATAAACAAACGCTAACCAGCCCTTGGTTTATCGTTCCGAGCGTATTAGCAGTTGGCGCGAGCGCGGCGAACGTGACGCGGTCCCGGCGGGCGGGCGCCGCGTGGGGCGACGCTAGCGCGATGCTGCCGCTGGTCGGGCTGGGCTACGTGATGGACAGATTCGTATGCCGCGCGTTCAGCGTGGCGGGGCTGGGTTACGTCGTGGGGCTGCGGACGTACGGCGCGGCCACGGGGACGTACCGGTGAAGCACACCCGCTGGGAGCCGACGCTGCGGAGCGTGAAGGAGTACGCCGACGCGCTGTGGAGCGCCTTCGTCCACGCCGAGGAGTTCGGCATTGCGACAATTAACAGCCTGGAGTTCCTAAAGCGGTACGCCAGGCAGGCCGCCGAGCGCATGGTTACCGGCTTGTACTTTAGGGGCGCCAGGACGTGGCGCGAGGCCGCTGCCGAGAGCGGCAAGACCGTCCTGATGTACCGCGCCCTGAGCCAGGAGCTGCAGGGCCCGGTCGGGCTGCGGGCCAGGGAATTGATTAGGGAGAGCGCCGGGCTGATTAGCGCATTCCCGGAGAGCGTTGCCCGTGTTGTGGCGGCGCAGGCAGCGGCGCACGCCGCGGCGGGCGGTCGCGCAAAGGAGCTGGCGAGGGGATTGCCCCCGCTGGCCAGCGTCGCCCGCTCGCGAGCGCAGCTGATCGCGCGGACGCAAGTGAGCAAGGCGAGCACGGCGCTTACGGAGGCGCGGGCGGAGAGCCTGGACCTGCCGTGGTACGTTTGGGAAACATCCAGCGACCAGCGCGTGCGCGCGAGCCACAGGAAGATGCAGGGCGTGCTGTTCCGCTGGGACGACCCCCCGGCGCCGGAGCAGCTGGTTGGCAAGAAGAGCGAGGGCCATTACGCGCCGGGCGACATCTACAACTGCCGGTGCTACCCCGCGCCACTTGTAACATTGAACCAAGTGCAGTGGCCCCACAAGGCGTACGTGCAGGGGCAGATCAAGTACGTGACGCGGTCGCAGTTCGAGAACGTGAACGGCATGCGGAGGGCGGCGTGAACAAGAGTTCGGACGGAGCAATCGGCTTTCTAACGAGCGTAGTGCTGTTGACGGCTGTGTTGGCTGCCAGCTTCGCTTTCCTGTTTCCGCCGCCGCCCAAGGCGCGCGTGGCCTACGCCCAGACCAGCTACACCAACTGCGAGACCGCGCGGCAGACGAGTACGCTGCTCGGCGCCACCACCGGTACTTCCGCCACACAGCTGGTGGCGTTGGTATCCGGGGACCCGATCTACGTGTGCTCCGTGATCGTAGTCGGAACCAGCGGCACCAACCCGACCTTCTCGCTGGTGTACGGCACGGGCACCAACTGCGGCACCGGGCAGCACACGTTTCTGCCCTCATTCGCCACCGCGGCCAGCGCGCCCGTCAGCTTCGGCGGCCACTTTGTCGGGGCCGTGCCGGCGGGCAACGCGCTGTGTTACCTGGGCGGCGGCACCACGCCGGTGCAGTCCTACATCATAGTCTACGCGCAGGGTTAAGGGAGCCTAAATGAAAAAGCTACTACTGGCGCTGTTCGGTTTGCTGCTGGCCGCCGCCCCCGCGGCCCGCGCGCAGCAGGTGTTCGGCGTTCCCTGGGACGGCCCCAGCGCGGGGCTGCGGCTGCCCTCCAACAGCAAGCTGATCTTGGGCAGTAACGCCGCATACGTGGACAACAACGGCAACCTATTCGTCAACACCTGCACCGGGTGCGGCGGCGGGGGCAGCTTCGTGCCCGCGGGCGACTTAGGCGGCAGCAGCACCACGCAGGAGGTGGTCGGCATACAGAGCAACGCGCTGCCTACGCTGGCCACGGGCTACTTAAACTGGACGGGCACCGCGTGGGCCTACACTACGCTGCCCGCGGGCATCGGTTATCCCAGCGGCAGCGGCATTCCAATCGTAAGCACCGGCACCAGTTGGGGCAGCACCATCACCGCCACCAACGGGGATGTCATCTTCGGCAGCGGCGGTGTGTGGGCCAAGAGCGCGGCCCCGGCAATTTCCGCCGCGAACATGACAAGTTTCCCCACATTTAACCAGAGCACCACCGGCAACGCGGCCACGGCCACCGCGCTGGCGTCAGCCCCCACGCTGTGCAGCGGCGGCCAAGCGCCAACCGGCATCTTGTCTAACGGCAACGCGACGGGTTGCGCCGCGACGGCCAATTACCCCAGCGGCAGCGGCATACCGCAGGTCACCAGCGGCACCAGCTGGGGTACCACTTTGGGCACCAGTGGCAGCGGCAGCGTGGCGCTGACCACCAGCCCCAGCTTCACCACCCCGGCGCTGGGCACCCCCGCCAGCGGCGTGGCGACCAACCTTACCGGGCTGCCGCTGTCCACGGGCGTTACCGGAACATTACCTGCCGCCAACGGCGGCACCGGTCACGCCAACACGGCCACGCTCACGCTGGGCACCAGCAACCAGAACTGGGCCACGCTGGGCACCGGGATAGTTAAGAACACCACGACTACGGGCGCGCTGAGCGACGCGGCCAGCGCGGACGTGCTGGCTCTGTGGACCGGCACCTGCAGTTCATCCACGTTCCTGAATGGCGCCGGGGCCTGCGCCACGCCCAGCGGCAGCGCGTTTACGCCGCAGACCAACGGCACCAACAATACCACGTTGACTGGGATAAACTTCATCCCGTCCACCGCCAACGTGGACGGCCTCACCATTACGCCGTCCAACCCGGCCACGGTGAACGAGATCTACGAGATCAGCGGCACCACCAACGCCACGGGCGGGGGCACGGGATTGTCGGTCCCCACGGCCCACAGCCTGGTGGTGGCGGAGGGCAGCAGCGCCTACAACCTGGTTACCTCTTCATCTACCAACGGCAATTACCTGTGCGGCTTCAACGTGACCGCGGCGGCGGCGGTGGATCCCACCTGCGCGCTGGTCGGGGTGCCGGTGGTGCTGGAGACGGTCAGCAGCGACACGCTGGCCTACGGCTACCGGGCCAATTTCCTGTCTATTAGCGGCGGCTCGACCTTCGCGCTTAGCCTGCCCGCGGCCACTGGCAACCTGGCCAGCAACCTACCATTCGTGATGTACAACGGCAACAGCGGCAACGCCACTCTCACCCCCACCACGCCGAATAACATCAACGCCGGGACCAGCCAGGCGGCGCTCACCGTACTGCCGAAGTTTGCCGACTTCATCTACCAGGACTCGGCCAGCACTATCAACTGGCACGACCTGGGCGGGGGTCTTGTCACGTTCGCCTCCCTGGGCAGCACCTGCACCAATGGCATGGACTGGTCCACCACCGCCGGGTGGAGCTGCGCCAGCGCGGCACCGTTGACTACTTATCCCGGGGCCGGGATCGCCAACTCCACCGGCACCGCTTGGGGCACTTCCTACACCACCTCCGGCACTGGAACGGTATTGGCCCTTACGGGGTCACCGACGTTCACCGCCCCGGCCCTCGGCACCCCTTCGGCTGCAGTGCTGACTAACGCCACGGGGCTGCCGCTGTCCACGGGCGTTACCGGGACTTTGGCGGCGGCGCAATTTCCCGCTTTGGCCGGTGACTTGACTGGCACCGCTACCTCGCTATCCGTGGAAGTAACAGGGCTATTGAACCACGCACTGCCTTCAATCGCCACTGGTTATCTTAACTGGACCGGCTCGGCCTGGGCTTTGAGCGCTTCGAGCGGCGGCGCGGCGCTGTCAGCCATCACGGCGGCGGTCAATACCAACACCATCGCCAGCGGCAACAATTATGGGCAGGCGTGGAACTGGGCGCTTACCACTAACAGCGTTACGGCCATGCAGTTCGGAGAGACCACCGCGGCCACCGGCGGCACGCTTACCAACGCGCTGGCCAACCAGCAGATACTCGGTTTGGCCACGCTCAGCGGGTCCACCGCCACTCCTCTTAACGTTACGCAGGGCAGCGTCACGGGCACCACGGCCTTTCCCGCCGTCCAGGTACAGAGCACTTGGAACAATTCGAGCCTTACCGGTAACCTGATTTATGGCAACGTCGCCAACACAGCCTCCGCTGCAGGCTCGACGCTTATTAACCTAGCGGTCGGCAACACCTCGCAGTTTAAAGTAGACAAGGGTGGTAATGGAACGTTCCTTGGGACGCTTACCTTCGCCGCCAGCACCTTGGCTAATGGTACAGTGGCTACCACGCAATCTCAATTAGATGGCTCAACGAAGATCGCCACAACCCTCTACACCGATACCGCCGTGAGCAATGCGGTGGCGGGGGTCAATCCAGCAGTGGCAGTCCTTGCGGCCTCCACAGCGAATCTGACCGGAAGCTACACGCAGGTTGGTGGTGGCGTGGGTGACACATTCACGATCACGGCCACCGGAGCCTTCACGCTGGACGGAATTGCCATCAACACTATTGGCCAGCGCGTGCTGCTGAAGAATCAGACCACGGCGTCACAGAATGGCGTCTACACGGCCACAGTGGCTGGCACGACGGGCGTATCGGCGGTGTTCACCCGAGCACTCGATTACGACACGCCATCGGACGTGAATAACACTGGCTCGATTCCCGTGCAGTCTGGAACCGTCAACACGACCACGAGTTGGCTGCTGACATCGCAGGTGACTAGCATCGGGTCGTCCGGATCATCGCTCACTTACGCGCAATTTTCCTATAACCCAGCAAATGTTCCGCTTTTGACTACCTTTCAATCTTCGGCGGTCACGACGAACATCAGCGCCACGAACATCGTGGCCAGTGCTGGAGCGACGAAGCTTTATCATTACGACTGGGAAGTGAGCCTGACGGCGGTCGGCGTGGCTTGCACGGGCAGCACCACCGTCGTGGTCAACGCGATCCTAACCGATCCCAACACCTCCACGCCGCAGACCATTGCCCTCGGCACGATCACCATCGCGACGAACGGAGTCGGAACGGTGGGGTTTGTCGCAGAAGGTTCCGAGGCATTCTATGTGAAAACGGGAACCGCCTTGCAGTACTCGACAACCGGCTACACGGCCGGTGCGGGATGCTCTACCAACCCAACCTATCAGGTCACCGGAGAGGTGTTCTGATGACTCGTCGATTTATATTCTTCATCTTACTGAGTTGTGCGGCGTTCATATCAGTTCCGATATTAGCGCAGAACGGACCTAACGGACGATATTACACACCACCTCCAAATCAGGTGAATCCGGTCTACGTAGTGTCCTGCAACCCCGGTAACCAATCTGCCAGCCCAGCTACTTGCAGCCTAAGCATTCCCGCGGGCGGATCTTTCATTGGTATTGCTGCGTTCAATGGAGTGGCAGCCACATTGTCTGGCTCTTGCGGCGGCATCGGCGACGGTACGGGAACTGGCGGGTGTACAGGCAGTGATTCGGTAACGATCAACCCCGTATACAAAAACGGTTCCACGTTCGAGGACTACACCTTCTCGTTTTGTGGTGTGGCGGCGGCGGTCACGACGATCACCGTGACATGGACGGGTTCCTCGTCATTCATGTATATGGCGGGCGCTGTGTTCTACGGCGTTAACGGTTCCTGTATTGATGGCGCTTATGCACAACACCAAAGTACTTCCGCTACGACGGCCTATACGACAGTCGGCGGGAGTCCTGCAACCGTGACGCCAACTACTCCGAATGACGTTATGGTTGGTCTCACCTCGAATCACTGTGGGGGCACGATAACAGCCGGCAACGACACACAAGGAAATTCTTATTCGCTGGCGGTTAGCAATAACGGGGTCGTTGGAATCGAGACGTTCCCGGAAACCAGTATCGCCGCATATGGTGCTACTTTCACAGGGCCAAGCTGCTCGTACAACATCTATGCTTTTGCGATCAAGGGCTACGCGACTCAGAACGGTAATCCTATTAACTGGGGATCGAACGGACGCAACTACCAGAACACAGCCTCGTCGAATGGGAAATTTTATGGTGAAGCCTATGCCGCTACCGGCCTGATTGATTTTGGAAAAGGAGGCACTAACACCAACGTTCCGACACAGACAACGCTTTTTAATTCGATCAATGGTAGTGTGTGTACTCCCAGCAGTTGCATTTCAATTAGCGGTATGGGTACGAATACGAAGTACACCAACGCGCAACAGCCGGTAGTGCTGGCCGCCCCCGCAGTCATAAGCTCGGCAGGATATGGGGGAGGCGGTGGCCTTGGGATCGGAGGAGCAACCACTTCCGGTGGGACAGGCGTGGGGGACGTAATCTACAACCAAGGGACAAATGCCTCCACCAGTCTAGGCTTCACGGTCTATTCAAGCTGCCCATACACCATCGGAACGGATTGCGGGGCGCAGGGCGGCCTGTACGGGACCAGCTCCTACATTACCTCCCACTTCAGGCAATTCGGCTCCTACCCCTACATGAGCGCCGTGATGGAGAACCATGACGGCGGGACGATTGTCTACAATCCGCTTCCTAACGCATCGTCCTATATTTACCGGGTGAACATGCAACTCAACACTTCGGGCAACGACTACATGATCTTGTGTGACACCAACAATCGGCTCCTGTATAGCTGGACGATGACCGCAGCCGCAAACGGTGCTCTAAATCTTGAGTTTGGCATTACGGGTGAGGAGCCAACGACTGCTGGGTACAACTATTACTGGTGGAACGCTGACTGGAATTCTAGCGGTGCGGGGTTCAATATCAATGGTCCGTGTTTCTAGCCTCATCGGGGTTCTCATACTCCTAGCGAGCGCTGCTTTCGCGGGAACATACACCGCGAATAGCTGCTCCCAAGGAGACGTGAACGACTGCATCAACGGAACAGGCGGGACCTGCGTCGGCGGAGCGCATACGGCTGTGGACGGCGATATCATTAACATTCCTTCCGGCTCTTGCACCTGGACGAGCGGCATTACGGTCCCATCGAGCATCGGCATCACCATCATCGGCAGCGGAACGCCTAACGTCGGCGCAAGCACAACTGGCGCTTCATCCTCTTGCGGCAGCGGGACCACGATCACCCTGTCCGGGGGCTTCACCGCATTTGGAATGACGCCCACTTACGGGAACTCTACGACCCGGCTTTCCTGCCTGACGATCACGTACAGTTCCGGCGCGGCAATCGGGTTCAAGATTCTCGGGACATGCACCTCCAGCGGTTGCCCTAATCTCCGCATGGATAATCTTACATTTTCTAGTTGGGCGGGCCACATAAATGCCGGCATCTCTTACGGCATCGGAGCCGTGGGCAACATGTTTGGCGTCCTTGACCACAATATAGTCAATGGGACGGCGAACAATTATTTGCAACTGGTGGAAGTATCACACGCTGGTTATCTCGGCGTGGGCCAGTACGGAGACAACGCTTGGCACTTGGCGGAATCTTATGGCACGGCCAACTTCCTGTTTATAGAAAACAATCAGTTCAACACATCAGGATGCTGTGAGAACGAAGGCAGCGCGGGAGGACTTGGCAATCAGGGCGGGAGCCGGGTAGTGGTGCGTTTCAACACCTACGCGAATATGGATCACCTCAATTTCCCGATGGGTTTTCACGGTACGGAATCCAGTGGGCGTCCGCGTAGTGTCAGAGCCATAGAGTATTACGACAATGCCTGGACTTGCGCGGCTGCGACGGACTGCATATCAGGGCCGGGAGTGCGCGGCGGGACTGGATTGATTTGGGGAAATACGTCGTCCATTCCCTCCGGCTCCGACTTACAACAGTTCTTCACTTTGACGACCTACAGAGTGCAAGGCAGTCCGGGCGGCTGGCCAGCGTGTGACGGGAACGCGGCTTACGACACGAATGACGGAACGACCTACTACAGCGGGACCATAGGCTCATTTAATTCGGGCACGAACACCATCACAGTTTCAGGCTCGCCCGGTTGGATAACGAATCAGTGGTCGCCCAATGGCGCTCCTTACTCAGTGCATGATGTCACGCAGATCACGGGTGCGGAGATTTCGGCGAACGGGGCGGGAACTCTGACCCTGAATGGTGCGGTGAATGCCGGAGCTGGCGGAGCTTGGACCCCTGCGGGCGGAGATTCTATTCAGATCCTTCGCGCTACTGTTTGCATTGATCAGGCGGGCGGACGCGGTGCCGGGACCTTGTACACTGGCACGGGCGGGAACGGATTGCCGACTCCCGTTTCGGCGGCAAGCGAGGTTGCGTCTCCGACCTATACCTGGAATAACAGTTTCAGTGGCGGAGGTTCTGCGCCGAGCACTGCCGTAGTCTCTTTTACAAGTAGAGTCATAAACAAGCGCGACTTCTATATGGAGAATGTCAGTCAAGCGGCGCAGTCCAGCGCAACGACGCCGTTCGACGGCTCGACTACGATTGGCATGGGGCATGGAACCCTAGCGAATCAGCCGACGACCTGCACGACTGGAGTTGGTTACTTCGCTACGGATCAAGGAACTTGGGACCAAGGTGGAGCGGGCGGTGTCCTCGATCTATGCACTGCAACAAATACCTGGACGACGAGCTATACGCCCTACACGTACCCACACCCATTGACTCAGCCCGCCAACCCTCCCACTCCGTTCCCAGCGATTCTAGCCAAGGGGGGACAACAGAGCCGCCATGACCGCTATGTTGCAGATCAGGCTTACGAGCAGACAAACCGTAGTCAGATGCTTTCTCATTTCGTGCTCCCTTGTCCTGTGATTGAGATTTGCCAATCCAGCCCATACAGTCCACGCGCAAGCCTTCGCGGTGCAACCGATTGCCGCATCACCAACGGCCACGGCTTGCATCAGCGCGACAGGCCAAGGGCTGATCTGCTTCTACGGCGCGGGAACGGCCACGGCTCCATACGGCGTATGCGCGAGCTTCAATGGTGGAGCGTGCAATCCGATCACGGCGTCGGCTGGCCTGACCATGACGGGAACGGACCCGATCGCGGTATCGTCTACCGGCGTCATCTCGCTCAGTTATGATGCCGCGCTGCACACTGGCATCGCATCGCTCGGCCTAACCGCCAGCGTGCCCAGCGCTAGCGCCCCGGTAAAGTAAAAGGAGAAATTAAAATGGCAAGAGCCTACGGACGTAAGCAGCCCGCCCCGCTACCGGCCCACCGCATGCTGAGCCGCGTGAGCGCCGTGCCGGAAGTCGTGGACCTGCGCCCGTGGTGCGGCGCCGTGAAGAACCAGGTAAACCTGAGCAGCTGCACCGGGCACGCCTTCGCCAGCGGGGTGGAGTGGATATTCCGCAAGTACCTAAAGCAGCAACCCGTGCTGTCCCCGCTGTACGTGTACGCCAAGGAATTACAGGCGGACGGCAACTTCCCGAACGACGATGGCAGCGACGGCAACACCGGCAGCAACGTGGTGATCGCGAACGGCGCGTGCCTGGATGCCTTATACCCGGACTCCAGCCTCAAGATTCAGGCCCCGGATGCCGAGATGGACGCCAGCGCCAGCCACTACCGCATGGGGGCGTACCACGGGCTGCAGGGCAGCCTGGTGGCGCTGTCAGTAGTCGGCGACCCAGTGCCGTGGCCGGTGGAGATTGGGTTTACCGTGTACGAGAGCTTCGAGAGCGATGAGGTGGCCAGCCGCGGTATCTACAACCCGGCCCAGGGCGAGAGCGTGCTGGGCGGCCACGAGGTGCTGATGGTAGGGTATGACGTGGGCACCATTCCGACGTTGCGGCCAGCCGGGTGCCCGCCCGCGGCGCTGATCCAAAACAGCTGGGGAACGGGTTGGGGCTGGAATAGCAGCGGGTTCTTCTGGGCTGCTCTCGGCGTACTGGACGATCCCCAAACTGACCTCAAGATCGTCCACAGCGGGAGCCCCTGGAAATGAGCACAGTCGACTACCAGACAAATTTAGAGCTTAAGAGAATTGCCGATTCTTTCGAGCAGTTGTTGACGGAAGTTGAGAGTCATAACAAGACTTTTGAGCAACTGTTAAACGAGGTAAAACAGATTCGGGTGGCCGTAGTGGGTCGTCCGACTAAACTGCAACTGCAATTCCAAGGAGGATTACCCGGTATGCCAGGACAAGAGACAGACACCCAGACAATCCCCTGCTCCGCGATCGAGACCGACGCGGACGGGCAGCCCGTAACCCTGAACCCCGCGAACGTGACGTGGTCCATCGACAACCCGGCCATCGCCGCGCTCACCCAGAACCCCGACGGCAGCGCGACCTTCAAGGCGCTCTCCGTGGGAACGGCGAACGTCAGCTGCTCCGACAGCAGCGAGAACCCCCCACTGGTGGGCACCGACACGCTGACGGTGACCGCCGGACCGGCCAACAAGCTGGTGCTGCAGTTCGGGGCGCCCGCGTAAGGCAGATGCGTCCAACGGTAACAGTGAAGAAGGGCGCTGGCGGGGCGGCGGGCAGGTTCCGCGCCTCGCTGGCGGCCCTTTCCAAGTGGCAGGTGTACGTTGGGATTCCCGCGACTACGGCCATGGAGCGTAGGGCACATTTGGTAGAAATAGCGTTTCCGCGTGTTTCAACAAAGAAACCTAGCAAGCGAAGTGCTCGAGTTGCCGGTATGCTCGCAAAGAGCGAAATAAATAACGCGGAGCTAATGTTCATCCACACCAATGGTAGCCTGCTGCGCCACATCCCGCCGCGCCCGGTGATCGAGCCTGCCATCAGCGACCCGGACAACCGGAAGCTGTTCTTGCCGGAGCTGGAGGCCGCGGCGAAGGCGGCGCTGGCGGGCCAGGTGCTGCAGGTCAAGGCGCACCTCAACCGCGCGGGCCTTATCGCGCAGAACGTTTGCCGCGCCTGGTTCGTGTCGCCCAAGAACGGCTGGCCGCCCAACGCGCCCAGCACTATACGGCGCAAGGGCAGCTCGCGCCCGCTGATCCTCACCGGAGAATTGAGGAAGTCGATTACCTACGTGGTGAGCGATGCTGGCTAACCTGCTCGACGTGGTTTCGAACTCGGACATTTGCGAGGTCTTCCAGATCCAACGCAACCCCGGCATTTTCGCCGCGGGCGGCTGGCAGGTCGGGCAGAACGTTTTGATCCAGGTGTACGGCGTCGTGTCGGTGGCCAGCGCGCGGCAGCTTGAGATGATCCCCGAGGCCGACCGCGTGCACGGGGCGCGGGTGTTCCACAGCAGTACGCCCATGTACGTCACCAGCGAGGACCGCGGCATCACGGCGGACGTACTGATCTACAACGGCGTGAGCTACCGCGTGATGAGCGTGGGCGCCTACGCCAACCGCGGCGGGTACTACGAGGCCGTGGCCGTGAGGATGGCGGGCCAGTGAGGGATTTTATTAACTGGGTCGCGGCTTGGTGGCGGCGAGGCGATGCCCGGCCAGCGCCGGTCGCGCGCCAGGAGGTGCGGCTGCCGCTGGCGCCGCGCGGAGAGGAAGCAAAGCCTAGCGGAGCGCGGCGGAGAAGCCTGCGCCAGGAGCGCGAGGCAAGGCGGCAGAGGCCGCTGGGAGGGCCGCCGCGGTGAGTAGCTACCCCACCCCGCTTACGCCCAACCAGGTGAACCTGGTGCTGCAGTCCGCCACCATCGCGGCCCTGGGCATCGAGCTGCAGTCGCCCGCCGTGCCGAACGACCCGGCGTACGCCGCCGTGCGCGTGGGCTGGCAGCAGCAGGGGCAGCCCGCCTTCGCCATCGACGAGGACGTGGTGTTCGTGCGCTGCGCCGAGGACGACGACCAGTACGACCGCATCAAGCACCCGAGCGTCGTCAACGGCCAGCAGCTGTTCCAGTACACGCGCGTGTGGCGCGTGTGGTGGGACTTCCACGGCCCCAACAGCGTGGACCGCGGGCGCATAATGCGCTCCTCCCTGTTCTCGCAGGCCACGCACGACGCGCTCAGCGCGGCGCAGCTCTACTTCGTCACCAACCCGCAGGCCCCGCAGCGGCTGTTCGAGGAGAAGGACGGGCAGTGGTGGGAGCGGGTGAACTTCTCGGCCCAGTTCAACGAGATGGTGACCGAGACGCCGCCGGTGACCTTCGCCAGCAGCGTGGAGATACTCGGCTACACGGCCCAGGGCCAATTCTGCGACATCACCGTGGAGGAATAGAATGTCAACGCAAGCAACGCTCCCGATTTCTAACATCGTAGACGTGGTGGTCAGCATCACCCCCACGGCCCCAGCGTTGCCGCAGTTCAACCAGGGGCTCATCACCGGCACCAGCACCGCCATCCCAAGCGTGGGCGGGGTGAACAACCGAGTCCGCCAATACTCCACGCTGGCCCAGATGATCGCGGACGGCTTCACCACGTCCGAGCCGGAGTACATCGCGGCCCAGATCTACTTCAACCAGGACTTTAACGGCGACCCGGCCCAGTACGTGTGGGTGGGGCGCCAGGACCTCACCGCCGTCATCGCTATCGCCATCAACGCGGCGGGCACCGGGTATGCCGTCGGGGACACGTTCTCCATCGCGGGCGGCAGCACGCTGGCGGACGGCGTAGTGCTGGCGGAGGCGGGCGGGGTTCCCAGCTCCATCGGGATCGTCGGCTATAGCAGCGGCACCGGGTACACCACGGCCAGCGGCGTCGCCACCACGCACCTCACCGGCAGCGGCACCGGGCTCACCGTGAACACCACGGTCGGCGAGACCTGCCTGATCGCGCTGGAGCAGTGCCGCCTGGCCAGCCTGCAGTGGTACGCGGCCATGTGCACGGGCAGCGTCACCGCCGACCACGAGGCCATCGCCGCTTGGGTGCAGTCGGCTTCGCCTAGCAGCTTCTACTTCTTCTCCACGGCGGACGCCGCGGTGCCAGCCGGGACCGCGGGCAACGTGTTCGCGGCCCTGAAGGCCGACAGCTACAGCCGCGTGCTGGGCTGCTACAACACCACGCAGGGTGGGACGGCAGCTAACAACATTTACGCCGGGGCGGCCCTGCTGGGCATCGCCATGGGGCTGAACACCGGGCTGGCCAACAGCTACTTCACGCTGGCCTTCAAGACCATGGTCGGCATCACGCCCGAGCCGCTCACCCAAACGCAGGTCAACACGATCCTGGGCAATAACGGCAACGTGTACGTGACCATCGGCAACGCCTACCAGATCGTGCAGAACGGCATCATGCCGAACGGCAACCAGTTCGGCATCACCCTTGGCCTGGACATGCTGACGTCCGACATCCAGTACTCCGAGATGGACGTGCTGGTGGACAACGACAACGTGCCGCAGACGGACCCGGGCGAGGTGATGCTCATACAGCCGGTGAACGCGGCGGCCCAGCGGGCGCAGGTGCGCGGGTTCCTGGCCGGTGGCGTGTGGAACGGCGCCACCATCAGCCCCGGCGGCCCGAACAGCCTGTTCGCGGGCACCACGCTGCCGGACGGCTACCTGGCGCTCACCGCGCCCTACTCCATCCAGTCGCCCGCGGCCAAGGCGGCGGGCCAGGCCATGCCGATCTACCTCGCCGTGATCACCTCGGGTACGGTGCTAAGCCTGGTCGTCCAAGTCAACGTCCAGCTCTAAGGAATAGGAGAACAATACCATGGGCTACACCACCTACAGCTTCCTCGACCTCAGCCTGGTGCTGGACGACCCCGACGTGGGCAGCTTCGCCAGCAGCGGGGAGCAGGGCTTCGGCGAGCTGCACATCGCCATGACCACCGAGCGCACCGTGCACAACGTGGCCGCCGACGGCAGCGTGATGGTGAGCTACGTCGCGGGCAGCAACGGCACCGCCGACATCCGGGTGCAGCAGACGTCGGAGCTGCACGACTTCCTGCTCAACTGGGCCAACACCAAGTTCAGCCTCGCGGACGCGCACGACGTGAGCACCTTCGCCGGGATGAGCTTCACGGCCCGCAACCTGACGGACGGCACCATGCACGTGTGCACGGGCGTCAGCCCCAGCAAGATCGCGGACAAGCCCTACATGTCCCAGGGGCAGGAGATCACCTGGCGGCTGATGATAGCCAACTCGCGCCAGGTCAACGTAGGGTAGCAGGAAAGGCGACGCCACGATGAGGCCGAAGACCAAGGAAGTAAGCATAGGCGAGTACCAGTGCCGCGTGGGCAAGCTGGACGCGTGCAGCGCCGCGTGGGTGCTGGGGGTGCTGATGGCCGTGGTGGCCGACCAGCGCAGGCGGCAGCCGCAGGCTCCGGAGCAGCAGGCGCCCGAGCCGCCCCCGAAGGACGCGGCGGCCCGCGAGGAGATGGCCCGCGGCGTGGTGGGGGCGCTGTGGCTGACGGCGGGCAGCGCGCTGGACCGCGAGCGCTACCGCGACGTGCAGCAGGGTTGCCTGCGGGTGTGCTCGGCCCGGAACGACGGCGGGCTGTTCGAGCCCGTGGTGGCCGCGGACGGGCGGTGGTCCCGGAAGGACATCGGCGACGACGCCCCGGCGGTGCACCGGCTGATCCTGGAGGCCCTGCAGTTTAACCTCAGCCCGTTTTTTCTAGACGACGCGTCGAGCGGGGCGGCGGCGTCGCCCCTGGCCCCCGCGGCCCCGAGTGCGTAGAGCTGGACCCGTTCCTGTGGCGCCCGGTAATGCTGGGCCTTTGGCGCCACGCCGACATACGGGCGATGGACATGGACGACCTGCTCGACGCTCACGAGTGCCTGGACCTGCAGGCGGAGGCGCGGCGGCGGGCGGAAGAGTTGGCCGGTAGGAAATGAAGACGATAGAAAGTTACCTCGTTTCGCTGGGCTTCACGGTGGACCAGCCGCAACTCCGGAAGTTCGAGGACGCGTTGCGCTCGCTGGCGGTGTACGTCGAGCGCTACACCACCAACCAGTACACCGGCATCGCCAGCATGTTCCTTAAGACGGGCGCGGCCATCGGCGGCACCATCGCCGGGCTGGAGGCCGGGTTCCTGGGCCTGGCCACGCGCACGGCTAACTCTGACTTGCAGATGCAGATCATGGCCCGGCGCATGTTCATGTCCGCCAGCGCGTTCCGCGAGATGAAGGTCGCCACCGACGCCTTGGGCGTAAGCCTGGAGGACGTGATGTTCGGGCCGCCGGAGCTGCGCGAGCGCTACGCCCAACTGATGGGCGACCAGAAGCGCTGGGGCTTCGCGGACGAAAGCTCGTTGCGCAACATCCGCGACATCGAGCAGTCGTTTACCAGGTTGAAGATGGCGTTCGAGTGGGGGTTCCTGCCCAAGTTGGCCGGGAGCATCGGGAAGGCGTTTGCCGGTAAGGACTTCGACATCGGCAAGTGGCTGGACGCGCTGGACGACAAGAAGCTGCAGTACTACGCCGACGTGGTGAGCGGCGCGCTGGTCCCGGCGCTGCAGACCACCTACGACCTGCTGAAGGCCATCCCAGGGTTCGTTAGCGACTTGTACCAGGGCCTCAAGGCCACGTGGGCGGAGGCCAAGTCGGTAATCGACTACATTAAGCCCTATCTTGGTTCGCCTAGCGATAACGAACTGCCCACCGCCGGTGGCGACCCCAGCGTTCCCGCCGGTAAGGACCGTTCCCCCTCCACCTCCGGCACCGCGATGTACCAGAGCGCCGCGCGGTTTATCGCGCAGGAGTACGGAATAGACCCCAACCTGTTCATGGGCCTGATCAAGGCCGAGTCCGGCTGGAACCCCAACGCGCGCAACCCTTCGTCCGGGGCGTACGGCTACGGCCAGCTGATGCCGGGCAACATGGGGGCATTCGGCCTGAGCGGCAAGGACCCCGGCGAAAACCTGATCATCGCCGCCCGCCTATTTGCCCAGTACCTCAAGGAGGCCAACGGCGACACCTTCCGGGCGCTGGAGTCGTACAACGGGCTGAAGAGCTTCAACGACCCCGACAAGATGCGGGCGTTCAAGAAGTACTATAGCGACATCCAAAGCAACGCCGACGAGTACCGGCGCGAGTGGGGCGGCGCCCCAGGCGGGGCCAAGCTGGGCCCCACGGCGTTCCACTCCACCATACAGATCCACGTGGACAAGACCAGCGCCAGCGCGCAGGACATCGCCGCGGCGGTGAAGCCCGTGGTGCACGAGGAGTTGGCCCTGATGAGCCAGCGGCTGCTCACCGAGTACGGCGGGGTGTACGCCTCCTAATGGGATTCAGCTCATTCGTCGGGTCGCTGCTATCGGGCGCGGGGCCGCAGTCCGGGCCGTACCGCCCGCCCCAGTGGTCCGCGGGGCCGCAGCTGTGGTCGGTCACCGCCACCCTGCCTAACCAGTCGGGCAGCTCTAGCGACCTGTCCGGCAGCTCCCACACTTCCCCCGGGTCGCCTACTACTTTATTCTTCGACGCCGTGCTGCGCGTGGACCACAACGAGGAGGTGGTAATCACCCACCACCCGGTGCAGTCCGGTGCCGCCCTTACCGACCACGCCTACTCGCTACCGGCGCAGGTAACCCTGGAAGTAGGGTTTAGCGACGCCATGGACAGTTTTCAGTCCGGGCAATACTCCGGGGGCAGCAGCAAGTCGGTCACGGCCTACCAGCAGTTCCAGCAGATCAAGGACCTGCACCTGCCGTGCACGCTGGCCACGCGCCTGGCGCAGTACAGCAACATGATGCTGGTGCAGCTGCGCGCCCCGGAGTCGCGCGAGAATTTCGCGTCCACCGTGATGACGCTGCGGTTCGAGCAGATTTTCCTGGGCAGCGTGTCGGCCGCCACCCAGAGTTCGCGCAACCAGCAGACCGGGAGCAGCCCCGAGGGGTCGCTGTCCACCACCACGCCGAGCAGCGGCACCGACGGCCTGCAGAACGGCGACGGCACCTACAACAGCAATTCTTTACCCACGTTCTAATGTCCACTTCCCCCCAGATCGTACCGCTCACCAACTCTCCTAACCAGACGTTCTCGGTGGCGCTGTCCATCGACGGCACGGTGAAGAGCTTGCAGGGGTACCTGCACTACAACGAGGTGGCGGGCTACTGGGTGCTGTCCATCTACGACCTGCTGGGCAACCTCATACTGGACTCCGTGCCGTTCGTAACCGGGAACGGCTCTGGCGACGAGGCCAGCGGCAACTTGCTGGGCCAGTTCGACTACCTGGGCATCGGCAGCCTATATATTCTTAACATCAGCGGCGTCACTACACCGGACTTTCCCAACTCCACCGACCTGGGCGCCGACTTTCAGGCGCTGTGGGCGTCTACCCAATGAGCGCCGCCGCCCTAGCTACGCCAAACGCCGTTGCGCCTAACAAGTTCTTCGGGCGCAAGTTCCAGCTCACCGTAACCCTACCGGCGGACAGTTCCGGCAACCAGCAGGTGCTATACATCCCGCAGAACTCGCTGGACCCCGAGGCGTTTCGGATTAAGTTTACCGTGTACACGGTGTTCTACCAAAAGGCGTGGTTCGCGGACATCGACATCTACAACCTGGACAAGTTCACCACCAACCAGCTCATTTCCGGGTCCGGGCAAACTACCTCCACCGCTACTTCCCCAACTTCCACTATTAAACAGGGAATGGTGGCCACCCTTTACGCTGGGTACCAGAACGGCGCGTACGGGGCGATCTGGACCGGGCCAGTGTTCCAGGCGCGGTTTACCAAGGAACAGGTGGTAGACTTTAAGATTACCTTACACTGCCTGCTGTGGCTGGACCCCTTGACCCGGACTAATATTAACTCGACGTTTTCGGCCCTGACCAACCAGACCGACCTTATCAACCAGATTGCCAATCTGGCGTTCGGCAGCAGCGTGCACACGTCGGTGAGCGACAGCGTCAAGTCCACTCAGCAGTCGCGCGGCGGAGTGGTATTCGGCTCGGCCAAGCAATTCTTCAATTCTACCGCCGACGACAACAACATGCAGTGGTTCCTGGGGCCGCGCGGTTTCAACTTCGCCCGGATCGACGACAACATTCAGGCGAACAGCGGCTCGGACGACGCCATCCCGACCACCACCGGGGTGCGGGTGTACAGCCCCCCGCCGCCCGCGGGCTACCCCGCGCCCGCCGCCGACGGCGTCATCATTGGCACCCCGGAGCAGACCCAGTACGGAGTGCGGTTCCGCGTGCTGATGGACCCGGCGGTGCAGGTCACTTACCCCGCGCAGCTGGTGAAGATAGACAACAGCCAGATTATACAGCTTAAGAAAAGCTTGGGGGAATACGTGAACGTCCTGGACCCCACGGGCACCTACATCGTGCTGGCGGCCACCTACGTGGGCGACACGCGGGGGGACGCCTGGTACACAGAGATCGAGGGCCTGACCAGCGTGGGCGGCAAGTGGGCCGCGGCGCAGGCCCTGGCGGAAAAGGCCAGCGTGAACCACTGATGGGCGCCCCCGCAACTTCGTCTTGGATCAACGTGCCGCAGCGGCTGCGGCAGCCGGAGCTTAGCTTCCTGGAGCTGCTGTTTCAATTCAGTCGCGACCTGCGTGTGGCCGTGCCGGGCATCGTACAGTCGTTTAACGCCACCAAGCAAACTGTTACCGTGCAGGTTGCCATCCGTGAAATGATCAATGTAATTACGGCAGATGGCCAAGGGGGCGCTGCCCCGGTGCCCACACCCACGCAAATCCAGATACTGTCGGACGTGCCGATTTGCACCTACGGCGGCGGAGGATTCGAAGTTACCCTGCCTATTGCGGTCGGCGACGAATGCCTAGTGGTGTTTGGCGACAGCTGCATGAGCGCGTGGTGGGCCAACGGCGGGGTGCAGAACCCGGAGGTGAGCCGCCGCCACGACCTGTCCGACGGGTTCGCCGTCATCGGGCCGCGGTCGCAGCCGCGCAAGATTGCCAACTATTCTACCGACTCCCTGCAAATACGCTCCGACGACGGCAACACGCTGATCAACGTGAAGGCGGGTCAGGTGAACTCCACGGTGGACGGAGGCACCACCACCAGCAAGATGACG